ACATGGCTGCTTTCTCCTGCAAATGTAATTACATCTCCAGGATTCATACCCTTTTGAATAATGAGCTCAAGTGTCTTTGTTTGTTTTGTAAACTTGGCTCCATTACAAGGCTTGCACGCGTCACCTTTTGTTTTTCCAGAACCATTGCAAGACAAACAGGGACCTTGTTGGTGCATGAGCATTGGACCCATCTGTATAACTTTTGTCATGGTACCTGATCCGCGACATTCGGCGCATGATTTTGTATTTATAGATCCCTCTCCGTTGCAACCTGCACAAAAGCGCTGACGTTCTAGATGAATATGGAGCGTACGACCATAATAAAAATCCTTTAGTGTGAGTGGTATTTGTGTTTTTCTAGGCGGGGCTTTACCTGCGCGACGCCCCTTTGGTCCGCCACCACGCTGCCCCCCACCAAACATGCCAAAGAGGTCATTCATATTAAAATTAAAGGGCATCCCCATACCAAATGGCATTCCACCTCCTCCCCCACCGCTGCCACCGTCATTTTGACCAGGAATCTGCCCCGTCTGATCATAATAGGCTCTTGCTTGATCATCGCTCAAGACCTCGTTTGCAATGCTGATTTCTTGGAACCGTTTGGTAGCCTCTTCACGTTTTTCAGGAGCAACCTTGTCAGGATGCCATGTCCGACTTAGTTTCAGATATTGTTTACGAATCTCGGATGCATCCGCCCCCTTTTCGAGTTCCAATACTTTGTAAAGATCCAAGGGCATCTATTTCGTTAAGTAAAATGCGTTTAGATGGATGCATTCATAAGAACGTATAACAGAATAGAAATGTCCGAACCCGAGTCCGAGCAAATATACGAATGTCCAATGCATAAGATACACCATAACGGCAAAAAGCGAGAAACATTTCAGCAAGATCTTCACGCAGCCCTTTTGAGTGCATCTATGTATACATCAATGATGTTGTATAAACGCGTAAATAGCCTTTGCCACTGTCCCGCTAATTATGCAGAATTTGACGCCATAGTGTCAGCTAACACCGAACATAAAGGCTCCAACCAAACAACAATATAAGAGCTTTGGATATGCAGACTAAGATACTTGCTCAAGAGGATGCAGTGCAGATTTGTGAGCAAGCTATAAAACGCCCCATTCATCTTTTTTTCTACGGGTTTAACGGTCTTGGAAAGACAACGTTAGCCTTTGACTTTTTTGACAGTTATGCAAGGGCGCATGGAATTCAGCCAAGAGACCCCGATTATTTTCTATTTTTAACAGCTGATCAAGATCGTGGAATTCACACGGTTCGTGCAAAATTGGCAGATTTTGTAAAGGGCAGTGCAAAAAAACGCGGCATTACGCGATGGGTATTGATTGACGATGCGGATACATTACCAGAAGTGAGCCAACAGGCTCTACGTCGTCCAATGGAACAATATGCACACCTGACTTGTTTTTTGTTCATTGCAAATTCCAGCGAGTGTTTGATTCATGCGTTACAAAGTCGCTGTCAACCTGTTCGATTTATACCCGTGCCTATTATGATCTATATGGATGAACTGCTCAAACGTCTAGAGTATAAGATTGAAGATCCAAATGTTCGAAATTGGCTAGGCGCGGTATCTCTTTCCAGCGTAGCTGAATTTAATCGAATGGCGGAAACATTAAAATGGATTGCTCCTACTTCTCCAACACTCCAAGATGCAAAAGATATTTACAGCACACACGACTATGACAAGATTATTCCTCTTGTTCGAGCACTTACAAATCTAGATCACACGAATATGTACGAATATATTGGAAAGCTTTGGCAAAATGGAATGAGTTTTGAAGATATTTTACACGGTGTTCAACAGACTGCCGATATCTATTTTGTTCTAAATGCAGATGCACAGGAGCGATTGTATAGATTTCTTGTAACAGGGTGGTCATATCATGCACAGAGCCGTTGTAGTTTTTTAGATCTCCTGTGTTGTTGCCAAGATGCTGAATTATTTACTTAAGCTATGATAGATTAGGTAGATAGGATGCGGAGATTATTTCGCAAGACTCCATCATGGACATTGGTATTGGAGATTCTGTCCATGATGCAAGTCCCTATGGAGTTGCCGTGCACGTTTGAAAAGGGGTCATTGTATTTAGAAAATTCAGCGGAGGCTGCTTATATATTAGAACCCTATTATTTACCTTGTAAAGTGAAACAGTTTTTAGAGTACACTGATGAACGGCGCTGGATTACCATTTTTCGACACATTTTATACCCTTACGGATGGGAAATTGTCTCGAAAGAAATTACAAAAGATAAAAAGAAGACAACTTTATATACAATTCAACGAAATGCAAATGAAGTTGTTGAGAAAATAGATGTAGATTTTACATAATCAGTTTAGCTTAGCCCAGCAGATCTAAATAGGTGTGTAACGGCTAAATCAGACTCTAGAATCTGGTCTTCAGACATGCGTAAGAACCAGCCAAAGGCACGGCGTTCAACAAGCTCGGGCCAAGGAAAGGGTACATAGACAGTTTCGGGATGAATGGTGAAGGGTAATACACCATCCGTTCCAGCAGCCAACAAGTCTTCTAGTTCAATTTTGCGCCCATTAGATTTGCGTGTAAGTTCTGCATTAGGCATTATAATAACATCCTGTTTTCCGGTTCCAGCAAAGAGAATATCCCAATTCTTATCGTTACGAATTTCCTTTCCAGTAGATTGGCGTTCAATGCGTTCATAAAGCATGCGTTGCCATTGAACAAAGAAGGGGTGGTGTGCTGCTGGAGACCAGAGGGCATGTTGATTGGGCAAGAAGGTTCCGTTGGATCCAGCATAGGTTTCCAATGGGTCGGATCCAAATAAAACAACTTTATCTTTGGGAAGTTCAGGGAAAGGGCGAAGAACAATAGAGGCAGGTCCCATCCATAATCCGCCGAATTTTTCCAAGAAAGCCACCTTCAAATATGTCATTTCTGCATCGCGCAGAGGCAGACGTTTATTGCGCATTGGCTCGGGTAGAGATCCTAGACGGCGCTCTGCGTCTTGAATTCCGCCGATGACTTCCACGTGGTATTGTTTACCACATGCTGCGACGATCGTTTGGTAGCATAGGTTTAAAAAGGGCAGGTTCAAAACACGGCTGCTTCGTGCTCCAAAGTCAGACCACCAACGGCTATTTACATCTGAATCATCAACGTATATCCATACAGTAGGAGTTTGAAGACCGCGTTCTAGAAGTTTATCGTCAAAATATGTATTGCGTTGTTTTAGACCCATATAGGCGGCGGCTGCTACAGCCGCCACGAGTATAGTGACGGGGACAAGTACAGAGCGGGTGTCCATCTAGATAGTTACTATAAAGTTTATCTTTGTATCTTTCTAGTTTTTTTGACCTTTCTAGCCTTTCTAGTCTTTCTAGATATCTTGTGTCTAGAACCGCCTTTTTTACTTGTTATATGGGCTTGGATAATGTTTTTATTTGTATTTGATAAATTTGCACTGTTGGTATTTTTTATATATTCAAAACTAACAAGATCTTCGAGTGTATCTACAAATTCAATTTCATCTGCAGGTATTTTATCTATTTTTTCAAGAATTTGTTCTACAGAGAGTTTTTCTATTTTAGGCTGAGCTTTAGGAGGAACTTTAGGCGGAGCTTTAGTGGAATACCACGCCTCGTATTGTGTTATACCATCATAATCTTCTATTTGATGAAATCCTTCACTTGTTAGATCTTTATCTGCATAAAAATACCCGTTTCTATCGACTATAATTTCAGATTCTACATATCCTGTCTTTTTAAGACCAGCTGTTTTAATTATATCATCAACGTAAATAACGCGTATTCCGGGTAGAATATGAAGTTTGAAAAGGCAGCATGTTGTGCGATCAGCTATATGCTGTCGTTTTACTTTTGTTACATCATCCGAGGTTGAAAACCATGAATATGAAAATATTTTAGGTGCGTCTGGACTGTGTCCGCGATACACTATGATTTCGGATTTCAAAGGTACAGATGCATTTAATAAATTTTGTACGCGCCGTTCTATAGTTAATGCATTTCCTTCCAATTTATTTGACCGCGTACTTTCAGTCACCCAGTGTCGTAATGCTTTTGAATTTTGTTCAAAGTTCATCTACATGATGCATATTTTATTTTTCTGTAATGACCAATTGTTTCATCCGCTCAAAATAATCTCTTGCAGTCACTTGCTCTTGAGCCGCTCGTATACGTCGTTGCTCTTCTCTTAGTTTTTGTTGAGCTTGATAGGCTTCTAATTGCGCCATTTCAGCTGCATTATATGCATCTGGAGCTCGCTCTCGCTGGGCTTTGTATGTGTTAAAATCGCGCGCATCAGCACGGACACCTTGGATTTGATTTGAAACTGTATTTTCAGTTGTATACGCTGCTCGCAAATCTGTAAATTGTTGCTTGGAATTTGGAGCAGCTGTATAATCATTGGGTCTATCGCGCCCCAACTCGACCCCCATCCCAACTGCCAATGTTAATTCTTGTGGGTGATAGGTCGTAAGTGCGCTTGATCCATTACGACCACCGCGCGATTCTTCTTCAAACATGCGATTAAAGACTTCGCGATTAAAATCTTTGCTAAACGCTTTTGCGCCCTTTATTTTTGCACTGCTCTTATCATCACCGCCTTTCAACCAATCCCCATATCCATCTTCGTCGGGATCGGGAATGCGTGTTTGCTCAAACATTTCATTAAATACTTTCATATTTAAATTATTTGGATTTAGTTTGACAGGTTCTGCTGGCATTTGCCAATCCTTAGCCGCAGTTTGTCGCCGTTCATTCAAAGTATCCAATCCTGGAACTGTTTCATTGGCACCACCACCTTTTGTCTGCGTCCCTTTAACAAGTCGTAAAATATCCATCAAGTAGGCATATGCACGTGTTACAGCATCAAAGGCTGCTTCTGAGCCACCAGGCTTATCAGGATGCGCTTTAATTACCGCTTTTTTATATGCGGCTTTGAGATTCTCCTCAGTTAATGCAACCTCATCTTGTATGCCAAGAACTTTCAAACAAGCGCTAAAAAATCCTAGCGCCTTTTCACTTCGCTTTGGTTTTGCAACTTCTTGATACGCATCACGTTTTGGTTGAACTGTTGGAATCATTTGTTGGCTGGGTTTACTCGGTGTTTGAAATGCTTGGGGATGATAGGCGAGTTGTTGCGGTGTTTGTAAGGGTTGTCGATTTTGTATTTGTGGCGGTGAAAGAACATTCCCTTGACTGACTTCACCAGGAAGTGGAGGCGGCAACCCGCCATGTCGGACTGCGGCTGAATACTGCAAAACCGCACCATAAACACCTGCAAGTTTAGCCGTATTGACGAGCATAGGATCTCCAAGACATGTATCGAGCATTTGTAGACGAGTCTGATGATTTTGAATGGCTATAATTTTTTTATAAATTCCCACATGGCGTGGATCTAATTGACTTTGTATTTGACCCATGGGGTATGTATCCTGTATATTTATTGTTTTTGATTGGACATGAGTTGACGCAGCCTTTCTGGCATAAAAAGAGGAATTTCAGCCTCACATTCCCAAATTTGTTTATGTCCAGCTGTAAATAAAGAAAAGGAACTCGGCCAAAACTGCGGTGCAAGACGGGGAATAGTTTGCAACCCCTTATTTCGAATCAACCACCAGCTTTGAAGAGGCAAGACGAGTGTAAGTTGTTCTTGTGGCTGTACAAGAATGTCTATTCCTAGAACAGTCTTTGGAAATCCAGCACTAGTCTCTATGAGCGCATTTGTATATGTATAGAGGTCTTTCCATAGAGGGGGCAAAAACCAAGGAAAACACCACTCAGGATCTGGTAGATTCCCCGTATAATAATGCAAAATCCAGTCAAGACCTTTTAGATACTCGTGACATATACGATCTGTCTGCGTTGTACCCAGCCATCTCTCAGAATAGATTGCACTCCACGTATCTTTTAATGGGGCAGCCGTCTTTCCATCTCCTCCTTTGCGTATGGAGGATACAAGTGCCATTTCTTCACAAATGCGCAGTGGCGTCTTATTCCACTCATCAATAGCTTCTTCGAGAGCAGTTGTCCCTCGTGCAGGCTGATGGCGCTGTCCAATCTTCTGACTGCAATGCCGCTGAACAAGATCAACTTCACGATCTGCGAGCCATTTGAAACATTCAAGGAGTGCAATAGGGTTCCATTGACCCTTTACAATAAGAGGTCCTACTTTTGAACGAACATCACGAAGAAGCTGTTGAAAAAGGGGATAGCCGCCATCCTTGAGTTTTAGTGTCATTCCGTGAGGTAAAAAATCATTTCCTAGAAAGGACATTGCCATGCAATAATCAAGTAGATACTCCTTGTCTTGTCCTTTTGTTAAAACTTCCTTGAGTTTATGAATACTAAAATATCTATATTCTTCTTCATTATCAATATATTGCACTTCTCCACATTCAACCGCTTCACGAAATAGCCATAATTCATCAATAGGTTGTAGGAGAGACAGAAGGATTAAATCTGCATCAAGCCCATATACAACATGGCTTTTCAGCATATGTGCAGGACAAGAACGAATACCCCGCATGGCTTTATGCTCGCCCTCACCAGAATCTTCAGCTGTGCTCACAATCCATTGAAGAGTGTCTGAATTAGATTTGCATACTCTAAGCGCATTTCCGAGACGCTCCATGAATGCGGTTCCAGGTGTAATTGCATTTGTGTCCCACCGCGGCTTTCCAGCTTCCGACTTGCCAATGCGCACCTCTTCAGCCGCAGTCCAGTGACTTTTAAATCGGCGAAGCCGTTGTTGCCGCATTTTTGCCATAGGGACTACACCGTCAACGCCAATAAACACTTGTTCAGTGGGATCAACGAGGCTCACTATTTTTTTAAGATATTTACAAACCTCTTGAATGAGATGATTCTCCCATTCAAGACGGGTTTCTTCGCCTTCATACAGCCGTGCACCAGGTCTACGGAGACAGTGGTACACCATACAATTGAAATCTATCCATAAATGGGTTGGCTGTTTGCCTTTGCGCACCTTGGACAATAAGCCCGGTATGCTGTCGCATAATTTTTTATAATACGAAGGAATACCCATACCTCAAACAGGAAGGAGGCTCTCTATGAGTTCATATCTAAAAGCTCTTAGGTATGTCGGCACGGACGTGTTATCTCCCGCATTTCATGATATTTTACGTTCAGCCCCAGATGCACTCTTTTTAGGGACGAGTATTCTGGGACTTTTGACACAAAACTATGCACTTGGCGTGTTTGTTCTTGCAATGGCTGAATTTGGAATTGCGCACCGTGTTCTTGCTGGAATTATAGGGTCCGTACAAGGCAATGCAAAGTCGGTTAAACCTGAAATTTGCAGCGCTGGAATTCCCAGCCCCTATCAGATTTCAGCTGTTGGACAAATTTTAGGAGAATACAGTTTTCCTAGTGGCGCTGTATTTTTCCTTTCCGCTGTAATTAGCTATACGCTTTCCAGCACGCTGAATTTTGAAAAGGAGCTGGAAGAGCTTGGCAAACAGGAAGCAGAGTGGAAAACGCGTCTCCCTCTTAGTATAGTTTTCAGCTGTTTATTTATAGCCCTTGTTGCTATTTATAGGGTCTATTATTCTTGTGATTCTGTATTCGTTGTCTTGGGATCCTTACTTATGGGAGGGCTGGCTGGATTCCTAGTTTACCTCTTGCACGTCTATCTTTTTGGTAGAGATTCTGTAAACTTCTTAGGGCTCCCATTGTTGGCTGACCGCGCTGCAAATGGAAAACCGCTCTATGTGTGCGCAAAACAAAACAAATAATTAGGAGATGGCATATACATTATTTGGACATGGTTCAGAATCTTTAAAAAAAGAGTTTATTGTTCCCGAAGGTTGTCATATTTTTGTAAAAGCATTGCCCGACCAACCCATAACTCATACATATTTTAAATCATTAATGCTTAATTTATTAGCACCTGTACCAGGATCATTTCGCTCAATAACACAGTATACATCAGGACAAACATGTCCCAATTTTGTGTATTCTTTGGGTCCTGAATATATGAAACCCCATATATTAACCCCATTTTTTAATGCATATACAAAAGCAATACATGTTACAGAGTTTGATTTATGGATAGATACAACATTAGGTGTTATACCTGTACCTTTGGATACAAGCAAGAATCCAATTCAATCTGTATTTAAATCTTTGCATCCTAGCAAATTAAAAATAAAAGAATTAAATGATTATTTATATGCCAATAGTGTATTTCCAACAAGAGAATATGTGCATGAAATATTTGAATCTATATGGGGTTCAGATATATATGATCAGCTCGAATATTATGATTTTTTAAAAGCAGATAATAAAGAGGCTAATATTCAAAAGTTAATGGAGTGTAATAAACATTTTGAAATAACTCAAGAAGAATTATGTAAAAGGTTTCCAGGTACATATTATAATTTTATTTGTAGAACACTACGTATAAAAAAAAGTATTCGATATTGGATTCAAAATAAGAATCAATGGATTCAAAATCCAAATATTCCAAGTTATAGTACAGCTCCTAACAATGTAAAACGAGTTATTAGAAAAGTAATAGGGGAGACAGAATTAAAACGCAAATATACTTCACGAAATACATATCAACGTGCAAGATTAAAAACAAGAAAAGCCCGCGATGCTAAACATGAATCAAATCTATAAGTGTATCAGAGAGAGACGGTTCTATGCAGAACTGGTTTGGTGACCTCATTTGTTCCACAAGACAATTTTTGGATCAAGGATTTCGGAGTCTTCCGACGATTTTAGCGGGGGCTGTGCTTATTCTAGGTCTTTTACAGGGGAATTTAAACTTTATATTTTTCTTTGTTGGTCTTTTCCTTGTTGCGCCCCTCGGTGCTCTTCTAGCCAACGGTGCATTTGAATTTCTAGCGGTCAATATTCCCGCTTTGCTTCCAGAATGGATTGGTTCCTTTGTTCGTATTCCAGAAGAATTATGGATGGTCCCGCAAGGAGCTGCAGAACAGTGTTCCATGTTTACACCTTTTCCTAGTTCAGGAGTTCCTGGTGCAATCAATGCAGTCCCTAGTTATTGGATGACAATAATGGCATTCTTTTTCTTTTATTTATTTGCAAATGCATACTCATTATACACAAGACAGTCTGATAGTAAAGCAGCTCCTGAAGCAGTCCAAGCGCGCCAACAGCAGGCTATTGTGGGTATGACGATGATTAGTATTTTAGGGGCAACTGTGACTATTATGAGATATGCCCGCACAGGATGTGAAACTGGTCTTGGAATACTTGCAAGTCTGGTTGTAGGAGGTCTTCTAGGAACTGGCTGGCATTCCTTCATGCAAAGCTGTGGAATGGGTCGCCTCAATGACATCTTTGGAATTACCAACAGAATTTTACCAATGCAAAGTTATGAAGAGGATACTCCAGTAACCTGTGTGCCTACTAAAGAATAGCCCCCCGCGCCCCGTAAAATTGACGACCCCCCTTCTTCTTGGTTGTGGTACAGACAAGAAGAAAGATGAATACCTATGCTCATTGTACCATCCGTTGCATCCGCAGTGTGAAGGATACTAACAATGATGATCTGATTACGATTAAACCTTACATTGTCTGTGATTCCAGTACGGGTGCTCAACTCCAGTATGCTGTAAATCATGAAGCAGGACACGAATCTTCTCCGAATGGCACCGTGCATAAAAGTCTAAGCAGCATGAGCGCGAGTACCCTGTATGGCTATATTGACACCCTGTTTGATCTCCTTTATTATGATGAGGACCCCTTTGATACGATTCAAGTAGACATTCCTGGATTTCCTTCTATTCTGATTCGAACCTCTAATCTTGATCTTGTGCGCGAACGCATCCTATGTCATCTGAAGGATATTACCCAGTCTCCTAATTCTTGGCCTCTGAATACCTCTACTAGAGTTTCTGTAAGGTCTATTTCAGTGTCTGAATCTGATCTTGAATCCGAAGTTGAAGTGAAAGTTGAAACCAAGTCGAAACACAGACACGAGTCCAAATCCAAGAAGAAGAGTAAGCACAAGAAAGGGTGCTGCACGGAAAGGTTCTGCCCCCCTCGCCAGGAAGGGGCTCGTCAACATCTCTTCTTTGATGAAGATGACAGCATTCGAGAGTTTCATTACGATTTCTAGATTCCATAGAGTATCCGAAGGCGTGCGAGTTGTAATTTCCAGCGATTTGTATCTTCTGGCTTGAGCTGTAATCTTGTATGCGCCAATTGAAACATTCCAACAAGCTCATCCACTCTTTTTTGCATTGACTGTTTTGGATACAGTGTTGGCAAATCTCCCAATAAGGGGTTGGGTTTTGCATTCATTTCATTCACACGTCCATGACATTCCCATAACCAAGTTCGTAACCATGTTCTGCGCGCCTCCCCTTGTAAAACGCGCAAATTCCCCAGGGGTTTTAGTTTATGAAATTCTAAAAAATGTTGTTTGCAAAGGGCGCACGGCATAACAAACGCTTGTGCGCGCAAGAGCATTGACCATGCATCCGCCTCGTCATTTGATTGAATGAGCGTTGTTTGTTTACCAGCACATTCCGCCATTGTGTGCAAAAGTGTCCAAAATCGTGGACCCCACGCTTCACGCGTCAGCCCTATTTGGTTCACCTCTTTAGCCATTTCTTAGTATCCAGTCAATAAAATTGAACGAATCTCTTTCACGCAGAGAAAGTACGCCAGCATGTCTATTGTACTTCCACAGACACTTCTTGCGTCGCTTACAGCCTCGTTTGAAGCTGAAGGGAGGCGGCTTGCAAAAGATGTAGCCAAGATTCTTCGCGTACCTGAAAAGGAGGTTTTACAACTTGTAAAGCAACTGCCAAAAGTCCAATTCAAGGTGCACAACGATTCGGAAAGTGTACACTCCTGTCCGGTTCTAATGGAAGAACCTGGACTTGTGAAACGGTGTCGCAATCCGTGTATTTTGGGAACAAGTAGGTGCATTCATCATCAACCAAATGAGGTTTTGACAGTGCCAGATACTCTAAAGCCTCTTACTCGCATCAAAGGACACCCATATTGGTGTGATGAAGAAACAAAGCATGTGTATGATGCAGCAGGGACACATGTTGGAGAACTGAATGAGGACAATCAACTGGAGCTATATGTATATGAAGAGTAGATTTATTGCGTACACGTACATAAAGTATATTTACAATTTAGTGTAGATTATGCATGTGGAGACATCCAACCCAGGGACCTTTCACCCAGGACATATTTCAACTCTTAAAACAAAAATAAACACAAATACAAATCGCAAACCTAGGCGTAAAGCAAAACGCTGTCTGGCAAAGACGAAACAGCCCCCCATTAAACTTAATAGACTGCTTCCGCTCGAGTCTGTTGAAGAGCCTTATCAAGTCGGGTTTCTAATGCAGCATTTTTCTATTTTAAATGCATTCAAGACCCCATCCGACAATCAAATTGTTATTACTCTTTATGAATCATCGCCCGTGCTGCAGTCAAGCGTTTTAAAGTTAAAAGATATGCTTCAACGCAGGAATATATGGTTTTTTCGAAATCAGGTGTTAAGAACCGCATTCAAGCGCCTAGCACAGATTTGGCTCTATAAAAAATACAGGGCGCGCCATTTGAATTCAGTAGACGTGGCTACATTGGAAGAACCCAAAAAGCCAGTGTATGTGTATGATACAAAAGCAAAAGGCGTATATATGTTTGAAGCCGCGACGCTGCGACGATCGATCAATGCAGAGCTGTCCTTTACCGATTGGCTATTTCCTGATCCACAGCCACCGCGAAATGCATGGACAAATTGTCCATTTACGATTCCACAACTTTTGACGATTCGAAAATCTCTTTATATATATGAAATGTGTAGTGTATTTTTGGAGAGCTACAAGCAAGCAAAATGGGATCGTTTACAGTATTTAGAAACGTACAAGATCCCTATTAAGCTCGCTGGCTTGCAGAATATGTTACGGAACAAAACATCGGATGAATATATTGTATTGTTAGGTGAATTTATTGAAGATGAGTTTGAATATCACGACATTGAATATGTCTCTACACTTACGATTCTAAAATGGGCAGTTGTGCATTGTAGCTCCGACCCCTATATACTACAATGGACCCGTACATTTGAAGATTATAATCGTATTTGTATCATAAATAGCTCACGTGTATTAGATCGTGGAGATGCCTTATTTGATAGTGTTCACGTAGATAGTTATACTCTTTTACGCAAAAATAGGGAAATTGCAAGATTGGGTCGTCAGAGGCTTTGTGCGGCGGTGCGATAACTATGATTAGTAAAAATAGAATGAATGGGGTTGCAATGTTCCAAATCTGTGCGAAAATGTATTGTTAATTTTTTTGCACGCAGAATCCAGGAACTCTTTTCTTGGATCATGAATTCAGCGCCAGCACATGAAATTCTTCCAGGGTTGTGGTTGGGAAACAGGGGTGCATCGCAGGATGCAGATTTTTTACAGGGCCAACAAATTACAGCGATATTTAACTGCACAAAGGATATTCCGTTTCGACAGGGTGTTCATCCCCAGATGCATCAATACAGAGTGCCCTTGGACGATAATTTAGAAGCAGATGAGATCCGAAATTTGGAACATTGGGCGTGGGAAGTTGCCTACAAAATCGCAAAGGAACGGACTGCTGGAAACAAAATTCTAGTACACTGCCATGCAGGGATGCAGCGTTCTGCAGCATGCGTCGCAATCTATTTGATCGCCACCTATCGCTGCACAACAGATGAAGCGGTTCGATTTATTAAAGCCCGCCGTCCCGTCGCTTTTTATGGCAATGTAAACTTTTACAGAGGCATAAAAGGGTTTGAGGATGGATTCCGACGCATGATTTCTGAAAAGGACGCGTATGCACTGTATCCGAAGATTCCATTGCCAATTGATCAAATTAGCGGTACTTGAGTTTATTACGTTCTAAGAAATATAGATAAAAGATCATTTATTATTTTCTATGTTTAGAATATAGTAACTGTATGACATCTATTGCAGGTTCATTTGCCAAGCGTCAATAGGGGTTGACCAGATTTATCAAACCCGAGAGCCCCTGTTATGATGATTCTGGTGTAAATAGGCTATTTCCTTTTGTATATATCAATGGTATGCTAGATATTACTTATGAAGGCAATGACTTTAAAGCCACAATGGTGGATACAACTGGTGTTTCTCCCAATAATGAAACAGATACAATGGTATTTATTATGGGAGGACCTCGTTTAGTTACATCTCTTGGTGAAAACTTTAAAGCCTATATTCGTGCATGGTTTAATGGTACTATCGATGCAGGTTCTCCAATTGAGTTGTACCAGCCATCTCAAGTTATGCGCGTTCAAGAGGCTGATGTGAACAATATTACAGCAAATAGTTCAGAATCTTATGTTATAAGTGAAGTACCTCCTGTAAGCGACTTTTATACGGCGGGCGCACCTCTAACCAATTATTATACAACATTTGTATTTAAGGTACCATTGACATTTACAATTGTCGAAAGCGGTGTAACTAAATACATAACATTCCGCACCGTGTTGGACCAAGAATAAACTTATGAGTATTTTGGAACACCCGTTTGAAATTCTACAAATCCATCCAACTTGAAACTAGGCGCGGTCGCTGAATTAATTCCAGCCCAAGGATCGACCCCTCCACAGGCACTCTGTGCATCGCCACTATATCCTGTTCCATATAAATGTAAGAGGATATTTTTATTTTGCACTAGATTATAACTAATGGGACTGTGTGTGAGAAGAAGAGTTGGTTTAGATTTTCGCATAGCGTGTTGAAGGAGCCAATTTACTTCTTCTACTTGAAGATTAAAAATGTGCTTCATATCTACTTTTTCCTTGGTTCCGTACGATGTCCAATCGTAGATGCAATTTTCAAATCCAGCTGAAAATCCTAGATGCCATGCGGGTGTTGCAAGAATGTTTACATTTGCGAGGGGTTCGTGATACTTTTGGCAAAAGATGGTTTTTCGTAGATTGGATTCTTGGAGAAAAACGTAGGTTGAATCCGCTCGTTGACGCCACGTCTGTGAAAGAGAGCTATATTCCAAGGGACCAGGAATCCAAAAAATACGCTGGAATTTAGATTCTGCCCAACTCAAGAATTCTCTCGTTTCAGGACATCCGGATCGCCCAATATTTCCCAATAGAGCTAAAACAGGGGCATTTGGCTGGATTTGTTTCGCTGGATTTTGAAAGGCTCTAGATGTTCCCAGAAAAAGGTTGCTAAGATATTGAATTCTAAAGGTATGCATTCTTTCTACATTCAGCTGGATTTATTTAAGCGCCATAGAATAAGAATGGCGCCGACCCGTAAAACGAGGCGGAATAACCGCAGACAAAATAGACCCTCATCTAAAATTCAGCACCATCATATGCTCTTGCGTTTGGAATTACAGCGGTGTCCAACCAAACATGACAAGGAAAAAGTCAGTCGCATGATTCAGCATATTATTCAGGACATTAATATGAAAAGTCTAGCAACCCCACATGTATATTATGTAGAATATCCAAAATATAACGAGGGTTTAACAGGAATTGCGCCAATTGAAACGAGTCACATTGCGTTTCATTTTTGGACACGACCCGACCCTAAAATCCTTCACACTGCAAAAAGCAATTGTTTGCTGGAATTTGATATTTATACATGCGGTTCCTTATCCCAAAGAAACGTAGGGCATGTTCTGCATCATTTAACACAATATGCACCTACCTATGCGGATATAACAATCCTCAATCGGAATACAGGTTTAACTATTGAACGCCATATGCATTGGAATTCAGAACAGAGTCAGCTCAGTTGGGCAAATTGGCTGGAAACTCCTGCATTTCATTAATTTATTATATAGTATAGTATAGTATAGATAGATGTCCAATACTAATAATCGAAATAGCTATAGAAATAATAATTATAATAGTGAGGCACAGAATGCAGAAAATGCAGCAGAGTATAACCGCTACTATTCCGTATTTCACAGGCTTCCTAGATCCGCAAGGGAGCGTCGACAAATGAACGAAGAGCTAAATCGAATGGATCGTGCACAAATTGAAGAAAATAGAGCTCAAGAACTTACTGCAGAAGAACGTAATGCAATTCATCAGAGATGGGAAGCCTTTCATGCGGCTGAGGAAGAAAAAGAAAGAAGGTATCGTGAAGAACATCCTGAAGAATATAAATATCCGGATCCAGAACAAGTATGGAAACTTCAATGGCTTCATCGTAAAAACCCCAATTTAGGGGACACATCTATCAAAGAAGAACTTGCGATGGCTCTTGGAAATACACGACGCCTCAAGAGATATGTTCGTTCTCGAGTAAAACAAGGTGTGCCAATAAATCAAGCTCTAAATGAATATACAGAAGGGGGACCAGCTGTAGAAGGTGTAGGAAGAGGACCGAATAGACCCAATGCTGCGCCGCAAGAAAATAGAAAAAACCTTCTTACAGTAAAAAATGCCAAAAAGCTAAATCTTTTGGAGAATTATTATGGTGAATATTATGATCCTACACCTGGCGCATATGAACAGTATAGTAAAAAGAAAGCTAATACTCGAAAGCGCAAATCCCGTAAAAGCCGCAAGTCCCGCAGAACCTAAGTTGACCCATTTGAATATACCGCTAGGGTCCGAGCGCTTGGATCGTTAGCTCCAGGGCTCCATTTGGGCATCCAGAAATACGGAATGCATGTTTCAGCACGCCTATAAAGTCTATCAAATAGAACACGATAATAATAAGCCTCTGCTGTCTTTGGCGTCAGATGCTTAAATACAGCGGCTTTTTGTTCCCATCCCTCGCCAACTTCTGCTAGAGCATGTTCTTGGCAAATCTGATACCAGGATTTCTCCCCAGCCCCGCCACTGACACCATCGCTAAACGCCTCCTTTTTGCGATAGAGAACAGCATCTGGTAACAGGTTTGTACCGGCAAAGGCTCGGCGCAGAATAGACTTTTCAGCATGTTTTCCTTCAATAGGTCTGCGAAGACTTGTCGCCACACTCCTCGCAACAGCCACAAATTGCTTGTCCAAAAACGGCGTGCGCGCCTCTAATCCATGGCTACTGATACTTCTATCGCTGCGCAGTACATCATACATATGAATATCTTCTAAAAGACGCCCAGACTCGGCTTCAAAGGCTTCGTCGCTGGGAGCCCTGTAGAAATAGAGATAGCCACCAAAGACTTCATCAGAGCCATCGCCATTAAAAACGACCTTGCAATCCGTGCGCCGACGAATTTCACGACTTACAAGCCAATTTCCAACAGAGGCGCGCACGCTTGTAATATCAAAACTCTCAATATCGCGAATTACAGCAGGAATAGCATCCAAGAAATCGGCGGGCGTCATGAGAATTTCGTAGTGTTCAGAGCCAATATGGTCTGCAACCATCTGTGCGTACTTTAAATCCTCGGACCCTTTGAACCCAATGCTGAATGTTTTGAGGGGCGGCGCTCCCGCATGATTTAGTTCGCGTTGCACAAGGGCTGCGATGAGGCTGCTATCCAGCCCTCCGCTTAGCAAAGCAGCCACGGGGCGCTGGGTCATCATGCGCTTTTTGACAGCTTCGGTCAATGCATGACGAATTGCCTTTTCAGCAGCCTCATGCGTCGCTAAATCAGGATTCTTGATCCAAGGTACGGTATGATACGGTTCAAATCCAATCCGATTGAGCGTCTTTAAATCATAAGCGGCGTAATGTCCAGGAGGAAACGGCTCGACAGCTACACACTCATTCAAGGGGAGACCTTTGAGCTCGCTGCTAAAGAGGATGCGTTCAACAGGGCGTCTAGTTCCGGATTCGTCTAAAATACACATTTGTGTAGTTGCTTCTACAATAGGCTCGCCGAGCGTATATCCAATAAAGAGGGGACGAATACCATAAGGGTCGCGAGCTACATATGCAATTTGCTCTTGTACATCTACAATTATAATTGAAAACACGCCGTCTAGAGATCTGAAAAACGTGCGCGCATCCGTAGCCGCCGCCAGTTTTGTAAAGAGGTGTCCAATAACTTCACAATCGGATCCACTGGTTGTTTGAATGCCGTGGCGCACAGCAAGATCCCTCCAGTTATAGATTTCTCCATTGCACACCCAGTGCCAACGACCACCAGAGTCTGTCATGGGCTGCATTCCCGCTTCATTGAGCCCGTTAATCGCTAGGCGTGTAAACCCCATTTGAAATTTATCTCCCGCAACAATACGCGCAGCTTCAGGACCGCGATTTGCAATTTGTTTGACCCAGTATTTCACAGCTTCTGGGGGCAGCTCTTTACCAAGAAGAGTCCAAATACCGCACATTTCTAGGTATCAAACCAAACGGCGTTTAGATGGTTATTTGATTCTAGAGTAGAGAAGAGAATGCCGCTAGATCAAAGTGACCGAATCCGAAAGTTGCAAGAAATAAAGATTTTTCAGGGATGGGCAATTCAGCAACAAGTGCAGCAGCCAAACCGCGATGTAAGTAGCTGCCAGGGGTTTGTTTCTTCAACAACGCTTCATAAATTTAATACATATGAATATGCAAATCAAGTTGTACAAGGTCGCCCTTATTTTAGCACGTGCCAAGGATAATACCCGATCAGATCGGTCTAAACCCGCCAAGAAACATAGGCTAGAATGGCATCTGGATCTGGTTCAGGATCAAAACCAGTAAAACCAGTGCAAGAACGTATTTCAGAGAGTATGACTATCTTAAATAAGTTACAGGAGCTGGGCATTCCACCTACAGACCCAGGCTATAAAGAACTAAGTGGGCATTTTAATACGTGGATTAAAGGTGGCGAGGCTTGGGTTGGTCATGTGGATTTTCATCGCTGGAATCGTCGCGCCAAGGTTCTTTTGCCAATTAAGGTTGGAACTGTCGCCAAATGTGACTTCCTTCATTATATTTTTTGAGGATATACAATAGAGTATGCAAGCCCCTGTACAACCGCCGCCCAACTTACCCCTGGATCAAAAACTCTCCTTAGACGAGGTGGGCATATATGGTCGTTACCCGCGTATACAATATAAGCAAACTTTGCGTAAAATTCCACGAACACTGCGTGAAATTCGAAATGCAGACGCCTCTATGGATGCTTTACGAGCACAAAATAACAGTTGGCTAACTGTACCTGTTAAGCAGCTGGAAGCCGTGGAGCGCGTAAATGCACCTGGAATGGGTGGGATTTCGTTCAAGGAAGAATTACAGCAAAAATATGCAGCTCCTAGTCGTATGGAAAAATATGCAGCGGCGACTGGAAAGAATGCAATGAATGTGGCGGAAGAATTTCAAGAGGGCGGTCCAGTAACAGAGGGAACTGGAACTGGGAAGAAATCCTATCCCGTATTTGCACCGTTTGTGGGCGGCAAACATCGCAAGAGTCGCAAGAGCCGTCACACTAAACGCCGCCGCAGTCGTACTAAACGCCGCGCCAGTCGCAAGAGCCGCCGCAATTAATATGCAAACAATAAACTTGCGCGCCCACCAAATATTCGTAAAATGTTATACGTCTCTGCATAGACATAGACCCATAACCTTTGTGCTGTCCCCCCATTTCCAGCGATTCCAATGCGCAGTTCTTTTTTCATAATACGGTTCATATTTGCTTCTCCCATTGGAAGGGTGGGACCGAAATATCCAGATTGAACGCCAAAGGGGATGCAATACATGTACCGATTAATCCATGGCGATTTGCGCTCTTCAAGACTTGGCAGAATACTTCTATACATGGCGCAATTTTCTGTGCTCGTTTTCACAAATTTACCTTCATATGTGAGCTCAATAAATGTAAATGGCTCAGATCCGCGGCTGCTAAATCCAGGGACTAACGGAGCCGCATACGCCGCATTCAAGCCGCTGCAATCAGGCCACCAAGGAGCATACGTTTCGGATGTAGACTCGATGGTTTGTACTTTTGTGCTTAGATCCTTTGTAGCTAAAAAATGGGTATTGTACGCCAATGCATTGTAATTTTGCCCCATGAAATACAAGTGTCGCGTTGGATTTGGAAGTTCCATGGGCACGCGGATGTCTGGAAATCCACGCGTATCTTTAGGATCGATGCGATAGTGCTGGGAAATGGGGATTTGAATATCGCCTAGACGGAAACGATTGGCTTCGGGTTTGTCGATGTAAATATATTCAGCCATTAAATACGTGTCGCCTAAGCTGTAGGTCAGTGGCATTTGAATATCAGGAATCACTTGAAAAGGTCCTGTGCTAGGAACGCGATGTAGTGCAAGGGTGCCATTGGGCACTTCGGTGCCGCCCGTTGCATAGAATGGGCTTCCAACGATAGACCAAAGCGCAGATCCTTCCACTGTAGGAACCACATCGGATGCAGGAACGCGAGAGTCTGTGTAATAGCATCCATTCAGAGGGCGAAATTGTACGCTCACACGAACTTCGTCTACGTGGATTGCGTCGAGTGGCAACGCAGCTCCGAGATCGCCGCGACTAAACCAGAATGGCAAGGGTACAACAACACGCGTGGGAACTATAGTATTGCCAAGGCTCGTTTCTGTAAACCCGTTTTGAATGCGCCCAATCATGGCGTTTCGATTCACCACCTTTTCCAGCGGAGTATCGTATTCGTCGTGCATTTCCAACAAACGAGCATCCAGTGTTTCAATGCGCGATCCCCCAATTTCCAGCGTAATAGATTGGATGAGCGCGTGACCAATTGAATTCGTCCAACCAAACCGCGGTCCAGCAAATGTGAGCCCGTTTGTTTGACAGTATGCCAAAGCAGCCGCTTGTTGGCTGTAAATATCGGGTAAGTTTACAACAAGGTATAGCCGCGTCAAGAGTTCACCCTTTTTTAATAATCGACATACGGCTTGCTGTCCAAACTGGGGTCTTTGCTGAAAATCAAGGCGAGACCATTGAGTCGTAAACCGACCAGCGCGGGTCAAGACGCGCTTGTATGCTGAAATGTTTGTTGGACCCTCTTTTGGTAAAAGGCGCAAATCCTGTGGTCCACTGTGTAAAAGGCGGACTAGAGACGCCACCATCCTAATTCTTGTACTGTTTCTACAACACAAGGTTTAGACATGCTCTGATGCTCTGATGCTCTGATGCTCTGATGCTCTGATGCTCTGATTTGACATCTCCCCAATCCACCGCCGTCTAAGAGCTAAATACCTTATTGGCAATTCCATTTTCAAAGCGGACCCAGTTGAGCGTAAGAGCAAACACGACAACTTCAAACTCAAGGTCCTCGGTCCCGCCAGGGGGTATGATATCCATGCGGATACGTATGTCGGATGTGCGACTTGCATTCATCCAACCGGATGGATTTTGTATTGCGGGTCTTTCGGCAAACGTATAGCCGTATACAAAATTGGTATACCCCACAATTCCTCCACGATGCCTCTGGGCGATTTGACGACGGAAGAACTCGCCATCTTGGTGGACAATGCTGATACCGTTGACTTGAATATTAGCCCCTGCGAGCATGCTTTCAAATGGTCGGAAGGTTTGGCTGTATTCGGATTCAAGGCGATTGCTGTAATTGAGCCATTCGTTATTTATACTGACCGCCTTGCGACGAATGAACCAAATAAGTTCTTCGACAGGTCCATTGATTTCCAGGGGCAGCTGTAGACTCACAAGCCCCGCTGCAGGAGTATTTACGACGTACTTTTTGGGCTCTCCAAATCGGAATGTCGCCACATCGCGATACATGCGCTCAAAGGGTGCTTTCAGAAGGGCGTGACGAAGCTTTCCATCTACGAGCATTCCGTAGGTCACGAGGCGACAATCTTGGAATTGAGGGATGGTTGTACTCGCTGTAAGAGTCGTTTCACCACCCCCCGTTATATTCATACTAAACTCCTTTCCGAGGGGCGTCTCGTCGCAGGTCGCACGAATTCCGGATGCAATGCGCACACATTGGTCAAATGGTTTCAAAGTAATTGCAACACGCACAGTGCCTTCTTTTACGGATGTTAGGGGAAACCCGTTGCGTAGACGAATGCGCTGAAAACTAAAGGGGAGGATGCAACTTATAATTCCATTCGAAGTTGGAAAGACGCGATACGATTGCCAGGTTTGCAGCGCCGCCAAAGAGGCTCTTCCGTTGGCGTCCACGCCGACACCGAATTGGGTATTAATATCCGAATACAAGAGGGAAAATATATTTGAAAAGTCGCCGTCTACTGTTTCAAGAACTTGATCTTCAAGAAGAAATTCTGCTTTTGCAATTAAACATGTGCCGAGACTATTTGCGTAATACCATGCTTCGCTAGGGTTCTTGTAGGAATAGACTCCGGTCTCTAGGGATTCAATACTGCTCGGAGGGAACCAGTGACCGAGTTTAATTTGAAGCGCAACTGTGAATAAGAGATCGCATGATTTGACGCTTCCGATTTCAAATACAAAGCGTCCACCAAATTCGGCGGGACCTTTGGGTACGAATTCTTGGATGACGGGAGTGAAATTGAGGACGCGCCGTGAAGACTCTCGTGTAAACCAGGACTTGTCAGATGTCAAGGGAAAGAGATCATCGTCCATTTCGTCGCGATCTGCAAGATCCAGAACCGTTGTAGCGTCTCCAAGAGGTCTGGTTGTATTGAGGTTCATATGTCCCCTTCCTACTTGGCTATAGAGAGTTCCATTCATTAAAGCCCTCGTTCAGGTTTGTAGAAAAAGAACTGCAAAGCTTAGTAGTAGAGAAGATGGGAACACCAACAATACCTAATATTCGGCTGGTCCCTTTAGCTGAAGATAGTCAAATAACTGTCTGGTGGGAGCCTCCGTCTTCGGGCACACCTTTATCGTATCGTTTAACGCTAAATCCTGGAAATGTAGTTGTAACCACTCCAGGGACATGGCAAGAATATACATTTAGAAGCCTTGTGAATGGTACAGAGTATACGGTTACGATTGATGCGACGAATGATGGAAGTACGTATGGTCCTGCAGCCACATTCTTTCCTTCTACACCCGGTGGCGCACCATTAGCAGCTCCACAGAATGCATTTGCAACCCCTGCTGGGTCTAATGCAATTTCAATTGTATGGAGCGCCCCTTCTGTACTTCCTAATTCACCAATTGATTCGTATATACTAACCGGACAAAGCGACGATCCAAATGTGCCTACAATAAGTTATACACAGCCTGCAAGTGGGGGAACAAGTGCGCTTATAACAGGTGTGAGTCCAACCGCCGTGTATGGATTTACAATTCAAGCGGTGAATGATGTTGGGGTTTCTCCTGCAGTATCGACAAATTCAGTTTCCTTGACGCAAAGTTATGGCATTCCAGACTGGGCGGTGCCTAGTTTTGCAAATATCAACGCGGGGGGAAATAATTTTCGCAATATTTTCAACTGTATAACAAGTGACACACAAAATAATATTTATGTTGCTGGACAATGTTTCAATTCTACACTCAATTTATTTAACTATTATTCAACGCTTGGAAATGGAACAATAAGTACGACATATGGTGCATTATTTGTTTCTAGTGCAACTACAACTGCGACTGCTGCATTTACATATATTGCAAAATATACATCGTCTGGTCAAGTAGCATGGTTTACACCGATTCTTACAACTGGAAGTAGTAGTTGTCGTCCGTCTGGATTAATTACAGATAATAATAATAATATATACATATCACATGAAATTAATGGTGGATTTAATTTTGCATATTTTAATGCCCAAATTCCAGTATTAGGTGGTAGAATATCCACAGGAACTCAATATGGGCGTTTATTTCTATCAAATACCACAAATGCCGATATGGTTCTTGCAAAATATAATTCAGCTGGTGTTGTACAATGGGTTACACTCATGGGTGGAATAGAACAGCAGTTCGGAGAACAACGCAATTCACTTGTGACAGATTCCCAAAATAATGTATATTCTTTGATTTATTCTTCAAATTTTACAAGCACAATTTTCAACAGTGCCGCGGGTGTTACAAGTGGAGGAATTATTCGGCACAGTACAGTTGCACGTCTTGTTGGTGAACAAGATACAACATGGGCAAACCAAACTATTCTTGCGAAATACGATACAAATGGACAATTCCAGTGGGCTACAAAATCACCATGTTATTTTCAAGCAAATGTAATGGCTCTAGCTATAGATTCTAATGACAATGTATTTATGGGTGCAAATCTTTCTACGCCAAGTACAGTTGTATTTAATTACGCTGGAATTAGTAGTGGTATCATTTCAACATCAATCTTTGGACGCATGTTAAAAGATTCAACACAAGCAAGTTTGGACGGACTGGTAATTAAATACAATAGCAATGGACAAGCGCAATGGGTTGTACAGCAAAATGTATCTGCTCCAAATATTAGTATTGCACCAAGAACAATTACAACTGATATATATGGAAATTTATACACTCTAGCCGCTACATCTAACGTGTCTCTAACAACTATAAGATTTAATTCTTTTCAACGTGTAACAGATGATTTATATATTAGTACCGTATCAAGTGCAATTGTACTAGCTTCTTTGTTTCATATTATAAAATATGATTCTAATGGACAATTCGTAACATGTGCAGCGCAGGCTAATACTGGGAGTACTACTCAAGCTCAATCTGGGACATTACTAACCGATTATATGGGAAATGTCTATAATGTTTCAAATGATAGTACTCCATCTGGAAGTTCAGCAACAATCATGCGTGATTATGAAAGTAAAGATAGTAATAATATTGTTAATTATAAAGAATGGGGGGCGCCAGGATTTCCGACTACACCAGTCTGTACAACAATACGAAAAATGAATAATAACCTTGAAACACAGTATGCATTTTCATTTTCTAATTTTCCATCTTTTAATACAATGTTTATAGCTACTTCCAATATATGTATTGATCGCAATAATTATTTATACTTTGCGAGTGTTGCATCTGTATCATCCTTAACAGGTGTTACGGTACAATCATCTATTCCTCTTCCACAATGGAATGGGGTTGCGGGTGGACCATATTCCTTCAGAGTGACAACAAATACGCCAGCAACAGTTTCTATATCTTCTATAATTACATCTACAACCACATATTCTCTATTAATAAAATATAAATAAACTCAAGCTGTAAGAATAGCCCAATTCATTCATTAGTTCATAAACTAAAAAATGAAGTATTTGTCGTGTAATAGAAATGTCGGTACCTGATACACCCACTGTTAATCCGCTACCGTATTCCCTTCCGAATTCTCTACAATATTTTTGGTCCACCCCATACGACGGCGGCTCACCATTGACCGGATACACACTAACATTAAATCCTGGCAATCTCGTATACAACCCCCAGCCATCTGAAACTAATTTTAAAGTTAGTGGATTGGTAACTGGAACGACGTATAGTGCAACCTTAAAAGCTGCAAATGCAAATGGATTCAGTCAAGAAGCCACCTTTAGTGTGTCGCAGCCTGGGAATTTACCGAATGGACCCGCTACACTCGCCGCATATCCATCTGGAACAAACGCCGCACTAGTTGTTTGGACCCCCCCTGCAGTAACTCCCGATGCAACTGTATTTTGGTATGTCATTGAAACGGAAAGCAGCAATCCAGCGGATCCCGTCTTGAAATTTTCAGCGGATGGTTTAACACAAACGAGCTATCTAGTCCCAGGTCTCAACAGTGCATCCTCTTATTATTTTAAAGTATATGCTGTAAATTATCCAGGGTATTCAAGACCAGTCTATTCGAATCCGATCTCTTTTGTTCAGAATGCTGGAAATGTGCAATGGGCGACTCGTCAAAATGCAACTGCGACTACAAATATTACAACTGTCAGTACAGTCGTAGATAAAGATGGTAATGTATATATGAGTGGTCTTTTTAATAGTACAACAATAACACTTTTTAACTATGCAGCAGCCCCCACTACCCCTGGTGGGGAAATAACCCTAACACTTGCCGCAACCTATACTGAAGGGGCTTCAGGACAAAATAACAGCTATGTAGCAAAATACAATGCATCTGGTATTTTACAATGGGCTACAATTATAAGAGGAGCAACAACAACAGGTACAACTGCACCTTCTTTGAATGTAGATTTCGATAATAATGTATATGTACTTGGAGTTGTAGGAACTCAGAATACATACACGTTTACTAATTTTGCAGGGATTGTGGGTACCACATTACAAGTATCAACATATGGGACATTTCGATCTTCAACTGCAAATGATGCATACATTGTTAAATATAACCCTTCAGGTCAGATTCAATGGTTTACAACAGTTTCTGGAACATCGTCAGAACAACCAAATGCACGAGCACGACAACTGGCTATTGATACGAATGGAAATATATATGCATATTTTGCTAGTGGAAATGCGAGTATTTTTAGTGCAGGATCTGTTATCGCGGGTGTTATAACTCCTGTATTGTATGGAAATACAGCCAATGCGAGCGGTATTCTTGTAAAATGGAATTCTGCTGGACAAGCGCAATGGATTGCATACTTGAATCAAACAGGTGGTTCAATATTTGGCTGTACTTTAGATAGAGATAATAATGTGTATATTTCAGGTACGACGGCAAATACTAGTACATTATTTTATGAGCAAGCTGGATTTAGTACAATTTTTATATCCTCTGTAATTGGCGGATATCAGAATCCAGTTGGAACATCTGGCGACGGCTGGATTGCAAAATACGATACGAATGGAAAATTTAAAGGATATTGTCGATCTATTAATGCATCTATGGGTTCAGTTCAATTAATAGTAAATCAATATAATGAATTATATGTAGGGGGGACTATAGGAGGTACACGTGCACGTCTATTTTCCTATGTAAGCACACTCAATACAGGGCTCATAAGTACAACCATGTGGGGCGAGTATGTGCGCCCATCTGCTGCAGCTGCAGGTGATATTGTAATAGTTAAATTAAATACTAATCTACAATTTCAAGGTATTAATGGAATTTATTCTCTTACAACAGCTACATTAGATACAACAAGTATAACCGCCGATACGTATGGAAATGTATACCATAGTGGTACATATGCTGGACCGAGCACATTTCTACGTACATATCTAAGTGGAGGCGGAGGCTCAGGATCCTTATCGACACTTACATTTTCTACAATTGGACTTTTATCAAATGCAGGGGCTATCAATTGTGGATATATTGCAAAATTTGATCGCAATTTACAATACCAGTGGATAAATTATACACAAGCAAATAATGGAAGCATAACTGGAACTATATGTAGTACATCCAATTATTCATTATATGTGGATAGATTTAATAATTTATATGCAACGGGTGTATGGATGCCAAGTGCTCAGCCTCTTAATATGTATTTTACAGCACCAGCAGGTACAGCAGCGGATGGAAGACTTTCTACAAGTACATATGGATATTTATCAACATTTACTTTAGCAGGTGGAACTACCTATACAAACGCCTATTTGGTCAAGTATTCGTAATCAGTTCTGCGATTTCATTGCCCTAACTAGGCTGAAAGGCTAGTTCTACGATTTCATGCCCTAATTCGCGTACTCCAATCCCCCACGCCCTCCACGAATTCTATACAGAGCCCAACTTTCACAGCAGCTCACCATCTGCGTCTGCTTATATCCGAGCGTGGGATCGCGCTCCACATCAAATAAATTCACCGTCACCATCGGTCTATCTGCGGTTGTAAAGTTAATTCCACCCGTGGGTTCTCGTATTCCAGGAGGCTCGTCGTCTATGCGCCAACCTCTGCTCCAATCCATTGTTGCAATATTCTGCGCCAGACTTCGCTCTTCTTTAGCTTCCGTCATCAAGGTTTGCCACACCATTTCATTCCACGGACCTTCTCGCGTCTGCCCCGCAATTGTGAGTTTCAAATCGCTATAGAATTGTCCATTTACGCTTGTGCTCACAAGAACAGGGGCGGGAACCACCGTCGAATCTAAAGTAGCCGAGTTGCTAAAATCCCACAGACGGTTCCTAAATAGGGTAGTAGCCCCACGAAAATACGTGACTATTCTCTCAACCGTATAATTGGCATCCAGAAACTTGATTACATTGGCAGTCCCCCCGCGGTCTAATGGCGCATAATCAAGCTGATTGATGCTGAATCCATTGTCAAAATACCGAATGTAGGGCACTTCAATAGTCTCTTTAGCGAGTTCTGCGCGTGCCTCGTTCAACAGGTACAATTGGCGAGTGCGCAATACAATAGACGGCTTCCCAATTTGTACAAGAGGAATCGCCATTTCTTCAGCGTCATAGGCGCCGCCATCGCGGTCTTGGTAAAACATCTGCGTCCAAGGCTGCGGAGAGTAATTGGTCGAATCTGTGCACTCTACTAACTGTTCGAGCGGTCGTAACTGTAAGCGCAGACGAAAGGTTTGATTGCGCAGACCACAGAGGGGCAGCCCCTTGTCACCAGGAGCCGAGCAGCCAATCATAGGCAAGTCTAGACGCAACTCTCCAGGAGTCGCATTTCGCATAATTCCAAGTGCAGAACCGTCATGGACGCCAGCCAACTTTTCTTTCAAAAAGGCTTGATTCCACGATCCTTTGCTGAGCTGCGTCGCGTAAAGAGAATCTCCGCTCACTTCTTGCAACAGAATCTTGTCTTGAAAGATTTGGATTTTCTCAAATAAAAAGTATGCAATCCCGTTGACATAGCCCCAATAGACTGAATTTCCAGAGCCGTCTTGGCTGTAGGTTTCAGATACGGGATTATAAGGAGCCAATTCGGGCGGAAGCCAAGTTGGCAGAGTAATTTGCAGCCACGCCTCCATCAAAACATCTCCAGGAAGGTCAAATTCAAACTCGCAGCGCTGCCCGAATTTAGGTTCGTTCAAAGGGTTTGTCCATCGTTCTTCTGGAATGCTGGCAGGGTACCGTCCATATGTCCATTGAAAAGGGTGTACAGAGTCTTTATCATCTTTTATAAAGTAAACGTCTTTGGAACCCCGCGCTGCCATTTCATACAACCCCCCATCTATTTGGGTTTGGTTGCGTGTGGGAAACGCCATTCTATTCAGGTAGATGAAGATGGTTTAGACACTTGTGTGTTTTTTGTATTCAACCCTATATAGAATGGGATCCTATTACCGCGATTTCTATGCGCCGAAAGCTACACAGCAGCCTACGATTGGCGACACGAAATTCTCAGTGGTTCGTCAAGACCATATGGGGTGGATGAACTGCGACGGTCGTCTCTTGTCCACTGCTGACTATGAACTTTTATTTCGCGTGATTGGATACAGTTTTGGAGGAAGCGGTGGTCAGTTTGCTCTACCCGATATGCGTAGCCGTGTCCCTGGTGCTATTAAACAAGGGGCTGGATTGACCAATCGTGCTCTAGGCGACGCGGTCGGTGAGGAAACACATACACTCACGATTGCGGAAATGCCGAGCCACAACCACGGTACAGATGCGAGCGACAATGTTGTTGGAAATAACTTGACGGGAGCTGCTGGAGGACACACGCACGGTATTACCGATCCTAGTCACGCACATGCAATTACTGACCCTGGTCACACGCATTCATATGTAAATCAACCCAATGACCACCAAGTTGCAGTTAGTTTAACAACAACAGATACTGCAGATAATGTAAATGTGGGTCAAACCACAGGTTCTAGTACTACAGGGATTACTGTAAATTCCAATACAACTGGTATTACCGTTAACCCTGTAGCAAACCACCAACACTCTATTGCGACCCAGGGTGGCGACGATCCTCACAACAACATGCAGCCTACGCTCTTTATCGGCAACATGTTCATGTACAGCGGCAAGATTCATGGCGCCACATCAAAGTGGCGTTATGAAATTGATACAAATATACTCTAGATCCCATCCATCGGCTAAGAACCAGATGTTCGGGTTTGGGCTGCTTTGAATTGCAAATAATCAGTGTAAGAACTGAATTTTTGCTGTTTTCGCCCAACCGCGCCTTGTAAGATTGCTCTATCTCCCGCATAGCTAGCATGTTCGGTTGCATTTGTAGGTTTTACAACTGTACCAGCCTTTTTATTCTGTATACTGTACACGTCTGTCAAGGGGCGCACAGTATTTGTTGGGAGCGCACCCTTATCTCCCGTCAGCATTTGAAGTTGAAAGGAGTATGCGTATTGGGGATCCAGTCCCGAAACTTGGACTTGTGCATTTCCGGTATCTTTGCTGTAATATGTTTTCATGCTGCTCGCCTTGAATTCATTTCCACGAACAACGTGAAAGATCATATAATATGGTTCATAAACACCCGTGTGAAATACAACAGCGTTGAGTGCAGGGGACACTTTTGGAATGAGCATGGGGAATGGCGCCAACGCAGCGACGCCTTTGGGGGATACAATAGATACGGGCTTATAAATACCAGACCATTCAATTATACCCTCTCTATCGCTTCCTATCCATGCACCCACTCTATAATACCACTGTCCGGACCCTATATCTAGAGCACAAGAGCGCGCCGATTTAGGAACTACAAAGGTTCTTGCACTCTGGGTAAATTCGGAATCCAATGCAACCTGAATACTAAACGCAATGGACCCACTGAAAGCTTCCCATGAAAGGTTCAGACGTCCATCTGTAGTGGCAGAAGCCATAAGACTTTGCACGCTCATCGCCTCCTCTTCTTTTGTAAGCAGTCCATAAAACAAACGAAAAATTGCCACATGGAACTGTGTCTACTGGGGTACACCAAATGTCACATCTCGTGATTGTAGAGTCGCCAGCCAAATGCAGCAAGATCCAGGGCTTTCTTGGATTTGGCTGGAAAGTAGTTGCATCACTAGGACACATTCGTCGTTTGAAGGAGGATTTGAGCGCCGTCGGTCTAACCAAAGACTTTGCATCGGAATGGGAGTGGATTCGTGAAAAGGCGCAGACGTTGCAGAGACTCAAGGACGCAGCCAAAGATGCGCAGCAAATCTACCTTGCAGCCGACGATGATCGTGAAGGAGAGCTTATTGCATACAGCGTATGTCTTCTCCTGAAACTAAATCCTGAAACAACGCCTCGACTCGTCTTTCACGAAATCACAGAATCCGCCATTAAACAGGCTGTTGCGCATCCGAGGAGGCTGAATATGAATACAATTCGTGCTGCAGAGGCTCGTTCCATCTTGGATATGATGATTGGATTTACAATGAGCCCGCTTGTTTGGAAGGCGATTGGACCTGCTCTATCGGCGGGAAGATGTCAAACACCAGCGCTGCGTCTAGTGGCAGACCGCGAAAAGCAAGTAAAATCCTTTACAGCGACGAGCAGCTGGAAAGTGCATGGACAATGGTCAACATCCGCCACCTCTACACCCTTTGAAGCCACTCTAATCGATGATCTGGAAGACAAGGAATCGGCTCTGAATTTCTTGGATCTTTGTCACGAAACTCCAGGTGCAACAATTACGAAAGCTATCACAAAACCCTGGACGGAAGCCCCGCCGCAACCTCTCATTACGAGCACGCTTCAACAACAAGCATCGTCGCTGTATCGCATTACTCCGAAAGATACAATGAAGATTGCTCAAAAACTCTATGAAGCAGGTCATATTACGTATATGCGCACAGACAAAGCCGTTCTTTCCGAAGAGGCATCCAAAGAGGCAAAAGGGCGTGTCACGGAACTGTATGGAGCCAACTATTGCAGGGGCGAGGATGTAAATCAAACGAAAAAGTCAAAGGCAAAATCAGCGGATGAACCCAAAGCTCAGGAGGCGCACGAAGCTATTCGTCCTACGCATTTCGAGTGTACAGCACTCCCAGCAGCCGATGAACCGTGGTCAGCCAAAGAGCAGAAGCTGTATCAGCTTATTTGGCTTCGTGCAATTCAAAGCGTAATGGCAGCCGCCAAGGGACAGCAACGAACGATCCAATTTCTAGCGGATGCAGAAGATTCTGGAGACTTTCCGTGGTCGGCTACGTGGCGCAAGACGGAGTTTCAAGGATGGCGGCGGGCGGCTACAACAGAAACAGACGAACCAGCTGAAGAAGATGCAGATACTGCAAAATGGGCAACAGCTCTCTCATACAAGGAAGGCGCTCGCCTTCTGTGGAAAACCCTTACAGCTGATCCCCATGAAACAAAGGCTCCGTCTAGGTATACGGAAGCCTCGCTTGTAAAGGAGCTGGAAACAAAGGGAATTGGGCGTCCATCTACGTTTGCAACTCTCATTTCAACGATTTTGGAAAAGGAATATGTAAAGACGCAGACGTTTGAAGGCAGGGAAGTTTCAGTTGAAACCATGCATCTTGCAGCACCAGGGCAGTGGCCTCCGCAGTGCACCAAGCGCATGCAAAAACTTGGCGGCGAAAAAGACCGTCTAACTCCGACACCACTCGGTCTTTCTGTTCTAGACTTTCTTCTTGGACACTTTGACGACCTGTTTGCATATGAATTTACAGCGAATATGGAAAAGCGGCTGGATTTGATTTCAGAGGGGGAAGAGGGGTGGAAGCAGGTTCTTCATGATACATGGAATGCTTATAAGGACAGATATGAGACACTAAACTCTGAAAAAGCAGCTTCAAAGGGAAATTCAGCGAAACGGCGTGAATTTGGCGACAATGTGATTGCAGTTCTTGGAAAAAAGGGTCCACTGCTTATGAAGGAATCTCCTGACGGCGATAAGGATAAAACAGTCTTCTATGGTTGGCCAGAGGGTGTAAGCTTTCCAGCCTTGACGGATGCTCAAGTGCACGAATTTGTAAAGCAAAAAATGCAAGAACACAATCGCCAGATTCTTGGAATGCTAGACGGGTCGCCCGTTGTAGGAAAAACAGGTAAATTTGGACCCTATGTGGAATGGCAGACCAGCCGTCTATCGTACAAGAGTGGCGACACGTTTGAAGACATTGCTGAAAAACTAAAAGCAGCCTCCACCAATTCTTCATCTCCAGGCTCGCCAGCTCTTCGCGTAGTAGGACAGTATGAAATTCGTAAAGGACCTTATGGGCTGTATATGTTTAAACACGCTGTAAAGGGACCTTCCCGCAAGTTTGTCAGCGTTCCAGCATCTATTACAGTTGAAACCGTGACTGAGCAAGAACTAGATGCAGTATATAAAGCAGGTCTTGAAGCTAAAGGTCGTTCCGGTGTAAATGGCGCACAGAGAGGGCGCGGGAATTGGCGTGGCAAGCGCGGACATTGAGCCTTCTTTACAACCCGCTTTGTGGTTAGGAGATGCAGCAGTTGACACCGAGTGGAGACGGGGCTGCGAGTTTAGCTCAATTACAGCGATTAGAGGAAATAGTGAGCCGACAATCTATACAAATTGCCACGCTTGAACTCGAAGCCGAGTTTTTTCATAAGGGGCTCGGCGACGCAATTGATCAACAAGTGGAAGAAGCGTCTAAACGCCGCGGAATGCAGGGAAGCGACTATATTAATTTGAGTAAATTTATTGCGCGCCATATGGGGTTTGCAGTGGCAGATTTTAAACGCACAATTGACGAGCTTGTACAATCCTCGATTCCTGTTAAAACAATTCAGACACTAGAAAAACGTCTCTTGGCTCGCCCCACCGCAACAGACGATATGGCAACTGTGCTTTCACGCATTGCGTCTATGGAATCGTACATATACACACAACATGCCTCTATACATTCCCCGTCGTTTACCCACCCATCGCTCACAGCCCCATCGGCTGATCCTGTAGCCCCACAAGAACTTGAAACACTTAAATCGCATGTTCAGCAATTAGAATCTACGCTTATGAAGGAAATTCAAAAGGCGTATGCAACTGTATACAATCCAAAGGAAATGGGGGGTCCTCTTGCAAGGCTACAATCACAAGTAGACATACTCCAACAGGATATACAGTCTTTAAAACGCACAGACGGACAGGCTCTCGCAGAGGCTCTTATAACAAATTCAGCCGCCATGTTGCGCCACGAATTTCAGGATTATATGGCGACGCGTGCATCGAGTGCTGAATTAGCTGCATTTCAGACAGATATACGACGTGTAGAAGAATTCAGCCGAGACGTGCAGACTGGTTTTTATGCCATGCGCTCAGCCTATCAGCCTCTTTTTGATACAATGAAATACCAATTCTCAGAAGATCGCTGGAAATCGCTGGAAATTCAGCTGAAAACAAAAGTCGACCAAGCGATAGAAGAGTCTATTCGTCGTTCCAATATTTCGCTGGATTTTCAGTCGACAAAGATTCATTCCTTTACAGAGGCTGCGCAGCAACGATTGGATGCAGTTTCTGCTGAAATTCGTTCCCAATATGGTCCTGAAATGGTACAGATGCATATTCAGCGTATACAGTCAGCTCTTGAAAGCCAACAGACTGCATGGTTTGCTGGAATTGAGAGCCATATCAGTAAACGCCTTGTAGGGATGGAAAAGGAAATTCAGCAACAATCGTTTCAAAACCAGCAATTTATGGAAAAGACTACAGCCGATATTGAAGCCACATCTCTAAAAGCAAAATACGCTGAATTTGAAACTCAGCTGGAAATCCAGCGAAAACAAATTTCCAGCTGGAAACAAAAGTTGGAGGATCAAACGAAGCATCATATAACTGCGCTGGAAAGTTTAGAAATCCAGCGAACTGCTGTAAATCTAGATTTAAAAGCGGCTGCAGCCGATGTGCAAACAATTCGTCAGTCTATTTATGATACGAAACAAGACTTGAAAAAGGAACTGGATTCTTGGCTCCAAGATCGCAATGGACAAATCCAGCGAAGATTTACAGACGCCGCCACTGAAATTCAGCAAATAAAGGATGCTTTTTTGCTCCTGAAGGCAAACTTAATACAAGAAATAGAGGAACATAAACAGCGAGAAAAATACAGCGAATTTCAGAAAACGCTGGAAGCAAAGCTGCAAACATGGACGCAAAGTCAGACGGACTATTTTCAGCGAAGAATTATAGATTTTGGAAAGGATATTCAGCAACATATTCAAACTCTAGAGTCACGTGAAGCAGAATTCAATACACTTTTCAGCGAAGATACAATGAGAGGGTTTGTGGAAGAAGTGCAACGCAGATTAAGAACCTCGCAGGAGGATTGGATGCGCCGTCGAACCGAAGAGTACGAGTCGCGGTATTCAGAGATGAAACGGGATTCAACAACACGTATACAGGATATACAGACCCTCTATACACAAGTACAAGCCGCCATTGATGAAAATCGTCAGAAACAAGCAAAAGAATCAGATGCACTTCGAACCCTTTCACAAGATTTGCTGGCACAAACAAAAGAACAGCTTGCGCTTCAAAAACAAGATGCCCTCCAAGTCCATCGCGATATGCGCGTAACAGCTATACAAATTGCAGATCAACTCAAGCAACAATATGAACAAGACATTACTGCTCTAAAACGTAAAGAAACAGATATTGAGCAAATACGTCAAGTATCTGAAGAATTTGTGTCTAAAACATCTTTAATGCTTGTGAAGCAAAAAGCAGAAGCTCAGCAGCTCAAGCAGCAACAAGAACAAGATATCGCTATTCTCAAACGCAAAGAAAAAAGTCTCGAGCATCTCAATCAATTATCTGATGATTTTTTAACAAAAACATCAAAAGAAATTCTTAAACAAAAGGAGGCGGTACAAAATCTAAATGCATTTGCACAAGAGGCTATCAAAGCGTCCATTCAGGATTTGAAACTGCAGCATGAGACTGAGCTTGCATCGCTCAAGCGATCAGAACAAGCGGCTGAAACAAAACTGGTACAGACACTTTCTCAATTGAATATGCTCAATCAGCGTATACAAACTGCGATTCAGCGCGCAGAAGCTCTAGAATCGAAACTTTCCTATATTGACAATGTCCAGACTAGAAAACAAATCACCATACAAGAAAATATGCACCCCATGCAAGAAAAATACAATGGAATGTCGCGTTGTTTTTATACAGCCATTTTTGCAGCACCGGACCAAGAAGCTGATACGCTTGCGGCTATTAAAGCGCCCCTTCAAGGATGGGATTATATCTGTTTTACAAATCTTTCATTACCACAGACTTTGGGGTGGAAGATAATACAAAAGCCATTGACAGAAGATCCAAGGCTTGCAGCCAAGCGCGTAAAATGGCAAAGTCACACCCTTTTACAAGACTATGATATTGCAATTTGGGTAGATGCATATTTAGCACCCAATGTGCATTATGAGAACCTTCTACAGAGATGGTTGCTTCAGATGATGGAGAGACACGCATGCATAGGACATCGCAATCATAAAGAGCGTGATTGTGTATATGACGAGTGTGATGCTGTTGTGCGGTTCAAGAGAGATACACCTCAACATGTAGAAGCATTAAGAGAAAAGCTCAGGAATGCAAAAGTACCGGAACATAATGGTTTATATGATACAAATATACTTGTGCGGTTTCATAAATACAAGGAGGTGCAAGAAGTGTCCAATGCAATAATGCATACTCTTGAAACAGTAACAATTCGTGATCAATTGGCAATTCCATTTGTATACACCACACGCCAATTTGATTCTGTGTATACACAGGAATTCATGAAAGCGTTTAGTAAAGATGGGCGCCACGTTCGCATTGCAGTATAAATGCGAATAAAAAAGAAAGTCTTATTGTATAGAATACAACAAGAGTATCTTTTACCATATTTTCTTTGTTTTTCTCCTTGTTTTAGTTCTCCCCCCATCCCCGTGTATATTCTATTTGTGTTTCATGTATCGTTGCCGTTGCCATCCACTGTATGCATTTACGCGGTCTTCTTGGTGGCGCGCTTCTTGGGAGCCTCAGCCTCCACCACGGGGGCAGCAACCGCAGGAGCCGCCGCCTCAGCCTTCACCGCCTTCTTGGCGACCTTCTTCTCGGTCACGGGAGCAGCCGCCGCAGGAGCCGCAACGGGGGCGCCACCCTTGCGACGAGCGGACGCCTCAGCCACGGCGCGCTTGTAGGGGGTCTTGGCATCAGCCTTGCGCATCTCCTCCCACACCTTGCGCACCTCCTCGTGCCACGCCTTCAGCTGTTGGGGAGTCTCGCCCTTGGACGCCTTCTCGCCATTGGCGTTCACGCGAGCAGCGCGGCGACGACGGCGAGCCTTCAGCTCTTGACGAGCCGCACGCTTCAGGTCCTTCAGACCATCTTCCAGCTTACTGATACGCTCAACTAGGCTTAGTTCTACAGTGGAGTCGGTGGCAGACATTTCTATACCTCTATGCTATGTAATAATGTCAAGCCTTTAAACGCGCTCCAAACTTTGTTCTACGTTTCCAATGGACCGGGGTTTGCATTTTCCTCTACTGTGCGTTCGAAACCCATGTCCCATTGCACGCGAAACATGCAAGAGCACCTTCCATTGGCTCGTATGCAACCGGGCTTTTCAGCCGAAGTGCTTCAGCCACCTCCTCTGCGTGCGTTTGATTGTGCGTTTGGCGGAGTATAGATTTCTTTTGTACTGCAATCTTTGCCTTTATAGAAATGCATAAGAGTTCTTTACCGTCAACCCCAGACCACACAATTTTGCTGGAAATTGCACCCGTCACAGTTTCTGGCCATACGGAACTTGTACTGCGGTCATTTGCCCCCGTGATAATTGGGCACTGCGTGTCTTCACATAAGGGTTTTACAGTAGGCTGAAAAGGGATGAAATTCAAAGTCACGCTTGTAGTAGCCGTTCCGTCGGTAATTTCGGGGCTGGGATTTGTGAATTGTACAGTTATATCCACTTGTTTTCCAGGAATCGGGGGATCTGGATAAAGGGCGAGAGTAGTCAGATCGAAACGGGATCCTTGTCCACAGTTGGTAATGCTAGCCCCAACCCCAACCCCAATCGCCATAACACCGGCAAAGAAGGTAAGGATGTGTCTGAACATTTCTTTTAGTCTATGCCAAGGAGTTTTTAGACCCTCCGATAGTAGAATGAGCAATACGAACGAAAACCAGCAAGTTGAAGAGCGTGCGCATGCAAATCTGTATGCAATCAATGAAGAGTTAAATGACCTTTTAACTGAACTTCCCAGTTATGAAGGCGCATACTATGATCGTGCACTGGCTCGTATCGCCCAGCTTGAGCGTATGTTAAATAGAGCCGCCCAACCTCGTAATCAAACCCAGAATCAAACCCAAGATCCAAATGTGGAAGCGGAAGATCCTGGAGCTGAAGCCGAGCCCACCTCCTCCGAAAACAATACATCGAATACATCAAATGCGCAAAGACAGCGTCGCAAGAGCCGCAAAGGGCGCAAGAGCCGCAAAGCCAATCAGAATGCTCGTACAAGCCGCCAGAGACGTCGTCGTACAAGCCGTCGTTAAATCACAACTAGATCTTAATAACAATTCTTCTCACCACTGTTATATTCGCCCATTAAGCAGGTAGGGCGGCACGCGCCAGAGACGCGCACTTGACCTGCAGGGCAACCACGCACACCCTCCGCAGGACCAGCTTCAAACCCTTCCATAAAGTAGGGCTTCAAGTAACTCAGCACCAAAACAAAGACAAGGGCGTGCACAATTGCAGCCGCAACACTTGTTTGGCAACTAAAGAACATACCCTTATTACCAGCGGGTAGAGTCAGCACAATACCGGGGGACAGGATGAAAAATAACGCAGCCAGAGCAAACCACTTCATTCTATTCTATAACAACTATTAATCGTTATAAAACTCGGGTTCACTACTATACTCATACTCAGTATTTCCCTTATTGCTATTATTATTGTTATTATTGTTGCTGTTATTATTATTGTTATTATTTCGTTTTGAAGCATTTGGAATCCCAGCCGCTCCAGCGGGCGGGGGTGGATTTAGTATGTGTTCTGCTTCCATAGTATTTGCTTCAACATTAATACTTGGATCACCAGGATTGTAGGGTTTTTTTAAGTCTGGTGTAATTAATTTATATATATGAATAGCCTTGTCGAGTAAAAGACTAAATGCATATTCATTGGGTGGATGATGAATAGTCTGTTGTGTTCTAACAATAATTCCAACTGTATCGATAGTGCGCTTTAACTTTACTATGAGAAACTTTATACTATACCACATGCGTTCCTTTATTTCATCTACAAAGCCATCTATGGGTGGAGGGAGTGATTCTGGATCCTTTTCAAGTACCATTAAAAATACATTAAGAGTAAAATTAATGGAATGATATAATGCATTAAAATTATAGCTCACAAGACGTGGATCGGTTGGCAGTAAACCTTCAAATCCGGGTTCATTGTGTACAGGATCTGCTCCTATTATACTTTGAACTGTTGATAATGTACTTTCGATATTCATTGTAGGAGACCATCCTGGACCAGTCCACGTGCCTAAAATAGAAAGACAGACTTTACCACTACTTTTAGCATCACCTGCAAATTGTTGATATAAATTCGGGTGGAATCGTATATTCTCTCCAATAGCAGAATTTAAGAATGCCATATGGGGTGAAACTGAAGGATATGTTGCTGGATATCCTATATTGAAAAAGAATAAACATTCTTCATATGGATATTTCGCTGAGCGTATATCACTTGTATTTTGACCCGGATATCTGGGTCCTACAATCATCACAGTTCCCTTTGTAATATCCGATTCATCAACATTATAATAAACTCCGGGATGTGATTCTGACTCTTGGAATTTAGCAATATGCGACATAATCACCTTTGGACTTCCACCATGTTGTTTTTTTACACGGCGCGTGCGTCGTTTATGTACGCGGCGTCGTTTAGTTTGCACACGATAGCGTCGGCGCATACTCTTTATAGTATACATATATTATTCTTCCACATCCTCTTCTTTTACGGATTCAAGGTAGAGTTTGGACCAATCGCAGGATATGTCTAATGATAAGCGTTTTGCAGAATCAACAAATAAAGAAGAAAGGTAATCGTAATCTGGTTTATCGGCAAATCGGAGTGCACGTATATATTCGCCAAATACTATAAATTCCAATGGAAACCCTTTAAACAAACCGTCAACTGGCGTTCCTAGTTTTATATCTAGAATTTTCTTATTCTTTCTGCGCTTATCGAGGATTTTTAGTCCCTGCCAAGGAAGCTTTCCGCGTAAAAAGTATGCCAATGTATACATGATGCTCTCAAGATCATCGCGCCGCCCGCTTTCAATACCGAGAAGTGTATTCATGGATGCATAGCGTGGAGTTCCTACAAGCCTTTTATCTTCACGATACGGAATATGAATATGGGTCTTAGGGTCGCGATACCGTTTTGAGAGCCCAAAATCGATGAGATAGACATTTCCACTGGAATCTAGTAGAAAGTTTTCGGGTTTTAAATCGCGATGAAGAATATCACGATTGTGCACATCGCGAAGAATAGAGACCATTTTACAACCGAGGTAGAGCACCGTCTGTATGGAAAATGTATAGTTAGCCTGTCTAAAAATATCATCTAAACTTGGTCCAAGTAGCTGCAAAACAAGAACAGAATGGACGCCGAATGGAAATGTGTATCTGTGTATATATGCATACACCCTGGGGATTCCTGAAACTCCTTCAAGACGTTTATAGACAGAATATTCATACTGTAGCTGGGGGACAATGCACGTGTCGGATTCTAGTTTCAGAGCAACCTCTCGCTTGCGCAGAATATCATACCCTTTATAAACAACCCCAAACGATCCTGAACCGATTTTCTCTTTTAGTTCATATCGCCCATCAATATAGATTTGCGTAGTAGCCATTCATTTCCTATTTATACGTTTCGATGAAAAGTTTAAATAGTGCGTGGTTGAGATGGGTGGGTGGGTGGGAGTCGATTATTATAGGGGTGACGACATTTTATATTTAAATTGGTCAGCTGTGTGAATACGATGGCAATTACAACATAAAAGACGACACTTTTTGATTTCTTTTAGCATAAGGCTGGATGTATCACTATTTTTACGGACATATATTGAAACTTGTAATATTTTTTCTTCAGGATTTATATGATCATAGTCAAAGCAACAAAGTGTATCTTCTGTGACTTGTTTCTTACAAAGTTCACATTCTTTTGCTTCAAGTTTTTGTTGTTTTAGAAATTCATAATTTTGTTGTCTAATCATTTTCCCTCGCCAAGATTCACAAATTTTACAAGGTCCTTTCTGTTTTGTTTCATAGAACATGTCATCAAATTGTAATTGACCATTGCATAGTTTACCATAACACGGTTTTCCTTCTTCTCTAGTTACAGGTCGTTCTGTAATTGTATATTTTTCATTTGCAACCTCTATTTTTTCATTCATTTCCTTCCTGGTTTTTAGACGATGGCACCATGCACATAATACTTGTGTCAATGCTAATTCCTTTTCAATTGCAGATTTAGAAAAGCTTTTACAAATAGTAAAATTTTTCTCGCCTTTGTTATGGTCAAAGTCCAATACACGCATATCTGAAATACCACACTCGACACATTTACTATTGGCTTTAACTTCGTTCTTGAAAACTCTGTAAGGTCTATCGTGTAGTTTATAGTATTCCTTGGTTTTATGACAAACACATTTCTTACATTGGGATTGTCTCGGCGAAAAGTCCGTTAAAGGTTTTTCTATGCTATTACATAAGGGTCCCTTGCAAAGTTTTAATGCGGGTTGTTCCATCAAATTTTTTCCTATTTATACTTTTCAGCTAAAAGTTTAAATAGGAGCGGTTCCTGTGGGGATCGAACCCACGACTTTTCGGTAATTGTCTTATAGATGTTTATAACAATTCTATAACTGTAACAGCCGAACGTATCTACCACTGAACTAAGGAACCAGGGGGGTTGCTCCGTCAAGCAACCTAATTTTGTGTGGGGTGACATGGTACCTATTTTGGATATACCATTCAGCCCACCACTTTCATCTGCGTCCAGACGAAAGCCCTCGGACCTTCTATAGTGTCTGCGTCCAGAACACTAGAGATCCTGCCACTCTCTTTTCCCCGAGAATGTGATATAACTACTTGGCGACACGAGGTCGCGGGCACATCCGACTTGACATCGCAGGGTCAAGAGATGCTAATCCAAACTCCTAGAACGTGTGATCGGACCACAAACCATTTCATGAATGGCGAGACTAGTTTCATCATTTTTACCTTTTTAAGATTCATTGTATGCAAGTATTCATGAAATGGCAAAACATGTAAGGCGCGCGCGATAAGAGGCGAGATGACATTTTTTTGCGTTTTGAAACTAGTCTCTAAAATGCATACAATGAGAAAAATCGTTGAGAATCGATTAAGTGAGCGTTCCTTAGGAGGCTAAAGGAATTTCTGCTCACTGCCCAACCAAGTAGTACCTCCTACAGGTATCGGAGAAACATCTCTTTAAGTTTTGAACGCACGACTAAATGTCATGCGTATAGTCGCTTTGCTCCTCACCACACACGGGCTGCGTATAGTCGCTTCCCTCCTGACCACACGACTAAACAATACACGCCAGATTTGCATCCCACGTCCCAACACAGTCTGCGCGTCTACCATTCTTATCTTTTGTATATACCTTTTGTGAATCTGTATCATGCCAATATGCAACCCCTTTATACGTAAGTTGTTTCAAGGCTACAAGTACCGGTTCAATTTCAATAGGGTCATCGGCTGATTCTACAAACTGAATATGTCCAGGAATCGTCGTACAAACCCGTGAAATTTGTGTTGTAGGCACCTCACTCTTATCTGAACTTGAACTCGAACTGCTTTTGGACTTTCCTCTTGCCCTCGTTTTCGGCGCAACAAGACCCCCCTTAGAAACCCCCTTAGAAACATCCATAGGAATTCCCACGATGACTTCAGGTACCTCAGAGACCGCAGGTGTCTCTTCAATTGAACCCACTGTAGAAGGCGGCTTCGCCCCCGCGACTAGAATATCGATGAGATCCTTCATGGCTTTCGTGGTTTTTCCGCTTCGCGCCCGTTTCTGGGCTTCCATGGCTAGTGCTATATCAGTATCGGATGGACGCCCATAAGCCTCCACTTTGGAATGGTACCATGGACTATCAAAGATATGGCTTTCAGGTGGGTATTCACCGAGCACAAACCCGTGTGGAAAGGTCCGCACATCCTGTGTTTTAGTTTGGACTTGAAGCATTCTGCAGCTATCGCAGAGCTTTCCACCACCCCCACCTCCACGCAAAGGAGACGCACACACAGACTCTAAATAGAACCTGTGTTTGCCATCACCGAATCGCACTTTGAGCTCTATGCTCGTAATGCGCTTCTGACACCAGTCTGGCATCGTTTGGGTTTGCATGTAAAAAAGGGCGCTTTCCAATCAATTTTTCTATCCTTTACACATCGCCCATTAGAGCAGCCCAACTTACAGGGAAGAGTTTTCTCATATAACTATCAATTGCCTCTGCGTATAGTTGAATTTCTTTCTGAGCATGAGGATCCAGACGAAGTTTACAAAGGCGCGCGTAACCATAAACGGAAGCTGTCTCGATGAATTCAGTGTACATACTTTGAGGAAGTGCCATACGAGCCATCTCAGGTGCCACATTTAGACTCAGCAGTTCTTCATAGGCTGTGATAGAAGCCTCATGACTCTTCTTAATGACTTCACAAACAGCCTCATTATTTTCAACATCTTCTAGCTTACTGCCCTGTTTCAGTTTGGGATCACGTGCCCGCAGATGTTCAGGATCATACGTTTCGGCTTTAAAGTCAACATAGCGACGACTCACTTCATTGCGTGCAAAGCCCACACAATGACGAAACCACTCTCTTGCGACAAAGATGGGCATCTTCAGTCGAAACTGTACTTGCGGGTGAAAGAAGGGGGTAATATGATTGTTGCGAGCCAGATATTTGATCAGCTTTACATCTCCTTCAGTAAGTTCCGTGCTCGTCTTTGCAAAACTAACTCGAGCAGCATTCACTACCATAAGGTCGTCCCCCATGTGGCAGATTGCCTCGACTTTACTCTTGCCGTCACCGAGAGGATCCATTTATCTAATTGGGAATCGTAAGTACCCTTCTCGATTCCCAACCGCGCCGTCAATTTTACCGCCTACCGCCTCCTCATCATCCCCATATACGCCCCCAAACCAACAAAGCTCAGCGCCACCAAGCCAGCCGTCATGCGCGCCATAGAATCGTATGAAATAAAAGCCCCCACCTCGGGCAAATCATCGGGCACATAGCATACGGGACAGCTCTTTTTGCTGTCAAATGTGTCTGAATCTGCCTCTTCAGTCTGTTCGGCAAAGTAGCCCATGCGCAGAGACCAGTGTTTGACAATGCGCAGCCCCTTCAAACGAGCACACCCTGCAATGTAATATTCAATGTGCGTCTCAATTGGAAACGGCTCTTGCAACAAAATCTCAGCTCCACGACGACTCAGAACATATGCATGCGCACCTGTAAATTCTTGGACCTTCCACCACCCTTTCGGTTCCCCTCGCACAAGCGGCATCCCCTTGAATGACCACCTGTGTGTCCCTAGACACCACATGTCCCATCCAGAAGGTAGCTGAGGAATCAGAGCATCGATGCGTTGCAATGATACACGATCAACAATGGTATCGTCTTCAAATACAACAACGTATTGTGCATCTGAAGCTAAAAACTGCTGCCAAATTGTAATGTGCGAAAAAGAAGCCCCAATAGCTCCCGCCGTGCAAATTTCATAATGGCTTCTTCTGTACTTTTTGGAAATATTGAGACGTGTGTGAAGACTCACGCGTTCATCAGCCAAAACATTTAGTTTTGATCCGTCAACAGCTGAAAAGCGCTGAAGCTTTTTGAAGTCTTGCAATGCGGGCTGCGCTGAAAAAGTCGTCCATCGGTCAGGGCGCCGATCTAAATTTATCACGTACGTCGGACAGGTACGAATGTCCTTGAGTGCCATCGGTTCCGCCCCTTCTTATTGTACGTCTAGTATTTTTATCTATTGACTGTTCTCGGTGACATCCGTGACCTCCGTGACTCCTGTGACATCCGCGACCGCAGAAGGCTGGCTCGAAGCAGCCCGCAGCATCTGAGAAATGTGCGTCTGCACCGCATTCTGAAACCCTGGCGGTGATTCTACATCATCCGGATCGCCAACCACACTCCAACCACGCCCTCCTCCTCGCCTTCCAGCTCTGGGTGCGCGAGGAGTGCTAAATCCTCGCCCAAGTCCAATAGATGCAACGTGTTGATTTACAATTACATTGTCGTCAATATGAAGACATCCCCTCTGCGCCCTTTCAAGAGTATCTTGGAGCACAACCCTCTCGCGTCGAAGAATATCTGCTACAGGGTTTCCAGTATACGCCTCATCATCCAGCTTTGCAAGAAACTCTGCAAGGCGCGCCTCTAGTTCTACCCGTTCAACATTTGTAAAGCCCCTCCATTTCATAATATCCGTCAAGAGATCTGCGCACACATATCGCAGTTTAACGAGTTCAATATCGATTTGCCGCCCTTCAGCTTCTACGAGAATAGGACACACTCTCCACATTTGAAGTTCAGGAAGCAGCATTCCTTTCACAGAAATGCATTCTGCACCCCCAACCGCCGCTTCAGGAATGTCTACAAGAATCAAGGGCGTCGTTCCAGCATACACGTCGCCAAGGTCTACAAAGCACCCACCTTCATCCGTTCTAACCTTTTGAGGTCCGTGTACACGGGATCCCGCAGGAATGCAAACCGTTGTATTTTGCACAGCGCAGCTCATGAGTCCACCAAGAGTATCGCCAAATGCAGTTGCAGCATCTTCAATGGAGTTCACGATTGCATAAGACCCCTGTGAGTCTTCGGCAATAGACCGCAGCAATTCGGCGTTATGATTGGTTCCGTATGCCACACAGTGCATGCTCAGCGTTTCGAAATCGGATCGTAGAGTTTGGACGATGCGACACAGTCCATTAGAATCATAAACGCCTCTATTGGCGTGCCCGTCTGTCAGAAGAAGAAGTCCCGTTTTCTGCCGAGACTCCTCGCACACTTCGCGGACAAATCCCAATCCAGCAGAAAGATTCGTGCAACCGTCGCAGCGCAGCCCTCGTAGAATGGAACACATGACTGCCTTATTAGTATCTGTAGCCGCCATGTGTTTGAAATGCAGGTTGGCTGAATCGCCAAAGGTAATGAGGCTCATAGAATCCTGTGCAGTCAAAAGCCCCACAACAAGTTCGGCACACTTTTTAATATTGTTTAGTTTGTGATCGTCATTCATAGATTCGCTTACATCGCACAGAAGAATAAAGTGCGTAGGAACCTGATTTACATTTTCGGGCGCTCGAAGCCGAATTGCGCACGGCACATATCCATCTACAGCAGGTCCAAGACGAAGAGCTTCACAGTTCATTTATCAAGGAGTTCGGTTGAGTGTACCACGTACAGTCAAGTAAACCCCTATCAATTTTTCCCGCTCTATTGCATTTCCTTTTCATCCTTATGTATGGCAACCGCCTTCTTTACGCTCATCATGGAGGCTAAAGGGTACTCGACGCGTTCGAGCCATCGCAAATCGCCCCCCTCTGGAACTTCGTCGCCCTCAATCATATCTGGTTTAGGAAACCCGTTAAACTCAGTCGCCGTCGCAGTAGTGTAGGCGCCCATATTGGGCACATAGAGCCAATCGCCAACTTCTAGTGATTCTGTCTGTATTGCGTTACAAATCCAATCAAGAGAATCGCAAGTGCGCCCAAAAAAGGTGGCGTCGGTGGTCGCACGACCCCTAGAATCATCTTTATCTACGCATAGGCGCGCCAGTTTAGGTTCGGCGTGATCAAACGGAATGCAAGAGAATTGCCCATAAATACTCTCATCGAGCGTATAACGCCATCCACCCCCCGCACGAGGTTTCTTCCCCACCACTTTTACATACAGGTCTTGCACTGGCGCAGCAAAGAATCGCCCAGGTTCGGCGATTGTTTCTAAAGGTAATACACCGTATTTGAGCCCCTCTTTAGCATGCCATGCTTGCTCTTTGAATATCCCTTCTTCGTGCGACCATCCTCCGCCAATATCGAGGACTTTGAATCCCCCGTATCCAACCAGTTGCTTTGCCAATAAATTCCCCCAAACGTCCTTAGAAGTACAAACCGCGGTGCGAAAGGCGCGCGCATCTTTGCTTCCAGAGCCGACGTGGAAGCTCAAGCCGACCACGGACATGTTAAAACTTTTTGCTGCCAAGCCAACCTCTACAGCCTTTTCGGGTTCCAATCCAAATTTAGCGTTAAAGGGGCATGCGCTCCCTGAATCATCAACCGCCAGCCGTATGACAAGTTCAGGACTATATCCTTCCTTATGCATTTTTACAAGTTCTTCTACAGAATCTACTGTGACTCTCTTCACACCGAGAGCCTTAGAAACCTGTATATCATTGTGTGTTTTGCACGGGTTTGCGAGTAGGACTTTATCAGTAAACGTCCCCTCCCCAAGATGCTCCTTGACCATATACAGTTCACGAGCACTCGCACAATCAAAACCGACTCCGCGTCGAGCGAGCCATTTAAGAAGAACCGGATCCGGATTGCATTTTACAGCGTAGAAGGGGTGGACATTCGGCAGATGCCGATACCACATTCCGTACTGTTGCATAAACCGTCCGTAAGAAAGCGTATAGAAGGATCCCTTGTGGGGAGCGCGAGCAATAAAGGTTCGTAGAGTGTCCAGTGCTACGACTTGATATTCTATCGGGAGAATTTTTTAGACCCCTTTTTTGTATACGTTTGTGTTTATAAACAATTCTCTGAATTTATTATAAACAAATATATTACAACCTTCTGCTACCTAGTATATTACTTGCTGAAATCCAGAACTTCCTCGGAACTGCACGCTTGTCCTGTGCTCAGTTGAGGAATTTGGGAATATCCGCGCGCCTTGAGCCATGTGCGGACATTCCACAGCAAGTGTTTCATTTTCATGGCGACCTTGTATGTTTTCCAAGTATCTAAGAGTGCAAAGGTCAAGGCGCCACCCGCTTGTCCTTGTGCATTGACAGTATCCCATGAGACGTCACCGTCTTGGCATCCGCTTAGGAAATATACGGAACCAGGAGTCAGAGCATATTTGCGATCCTGAGAAAAGGTCAGCTTATCTTGTACAGGGCACTGCCACATGTATTGCAAATCAAGAGCCGTTCCGCTATGACAGCAGTCAAATACTGCAAAGAGTTTGCACCCCGCTGGAATCCTATTGGCTAGCGCCACACGCAATTCATCGTCTGTTATGATTTCAACGCGACTGCCGTTGTAAGGACAAATGCAAGAGTCAACACCGGACGCCTCGTCGCCATTCATGTCTTTGATACCAGTTCCATGCCCGCTAAAATGAAAATACGCATTCTGACCGGGTTTTAAGTCCGCCACCAGCCACTGAATCGCCGCGAGGATATTGGCTTTGGTGGGTTTTGTAGCCGTATCGTCGGTAAGAACGCGCTGCTGGGTACAAGAAGGATACAGACCAGTCAGGAACTGCTGCATATTGAGGACATCATTGATGCATCCTTGGAGCTGAATTTGGGGGATGCCCTTGTAATTGATGCCCACAAAGAGCGCCTTGACGAGCCCTTTGGGTACAGGAGGCGGGGGGCGCGCAGCAGGTCTCGGAGGCGCACGGGGCGGCCAAACAGAGGGCGGGAGGCGATGCACTACGCGAGCAGGAGGCATGTGGATTCTATTCACTCCGCATAGTTTTAGTCATGGCATGTATCGACATATTCGGAGGGAATACCGAGTTCAATACGAATAAGATGCAATTTAAGAGGCTCAAATTTCCCTTTTGGCGGCGGTCCGTGTCGTTTTACATATTCAAAATACTCTTGATTGACCGCAATTGTCATCTTGGGCACTTCAATACTTGCAAATAAGAATCCACGAGAAGGTGCAGGTTTATTATTACAGTTTTTTCGTATTTCTTCTATTCTTGCTTCTACGCTTTTTGACATTTCCAGCAATTTATCAGCCAATTTTGTAAAAAAGAGCGCTGAATTTCTATCGATGCTGTTGTCTACACAACAACATCCATCACCTCCACCTCCTCCACCGCCGCCGCTCATATATCCTCCACCCGAGCGTATATAGGATGGCATACTTCTATTTATATTGAAATAGTAAATGCCGAGCACAACCTACCGCAGAAAGTTGCGCGCGCGGGAAACAAATACAGCCATGCAATTGCATTATATTCAGCAAACCAGTCTCCCCCCCGCAGTTTCTAAACAAAAAGGCGAATGCGAAATTGAGAAAATCCAGAATTATTTCTACAATGTTCTGGATATGCTTACCAATCAGCTTAATTTCACAGAAGCCGCCGCCACGCTCACAAATATCGTAAAAACCTTGAGCACGCGCGTTGAATTTTTTAAACTTCTAGATACAATTGAACATAATCTTTTTAGTACAGTTGTAAATATAATGGACGGTACATCGGCAAATATTATAGCGACCCGTATTGACTATGTGAAGACCTTCATAGAACAGCTTCCCCCGATTTGTCAGGAACCCGGTCCAGTCTCCGACATGATCCTGGAAATCCTGGAGTCTTTGATTGCCACGATGAGTTCACAATCTATTGCAGGGACAATTCTACAAATTCAAACGCGTATTCGTGAGAAATATGGACATTTTGAGCAAATGGAGGAGATTCAAGACAATCTTTTGAACATTGTGGATATCGTTGGCTCCGGTGCACCTATAAATATCATCGCGCTGCGAGTAAATTTCGTGCGTGACTTGCTCTGCACCCTGGACATCAGACTAGGCTGACACGTCTGCGCCCAAAGTTTCATTTTCCCGATTTTTTACTTTTTTTTGTCAACCCCGGGTATAGAAGAAAGATGCCCGCTCGTGACGTATCCGACAACCACGTAGCCGTTGAAGTGAACTTCAATGTCGAAATCGAAGCCAAAGGTGAGATTGAACTGTTCGGCGAAGTCGCCCCCACTGTGGAGAATGTGATCGTTGCTCTGCACACCCTCCCCGCGACCGCCCTGTATGACGCCTCCAACAATGTGGGTCTGTTCGAGATCTGGGAACCCTCCGAAGCCCAAGGCAACATCCGCTGCCAGCTCGCCAACACTGATAGTTCTGGCAACGAACAAGGCGGTGTCGATCTGTCTGGCGCCTACCAGGTCGCCGCCGCCGCCCTGGCGGATGGTCTGGAGCGTCTGCTGTGCGATAAATTCGACTGCAGCGGTGTAGCCCCTTATGATGAGGCTAACTATGAAGGGATTGAGCAATACCAGACCCAGCGCGACTTTGGACGCGTGATGCTGGGCGTGTATGCCCACTATCTGTTCGGACACGTGGACGCCACTGCCGCCATCACCAACGACAAAGCCTTCGTGGAATCCATGCTGTCTTGCAGCGCGGGTGGTGATGATGAACGTGACGTCAGTGGTGCCTTGGCGCGCTATAATTCATGGACTGCTCCCGAGGGTGAGGTGCAGACTTGGGACTACACTGTCGATAATACCGCTCCTGGCATGGATGCCAAGCTGGCTGTGCGTCTAGTCGAAGCCATCGTGAAGAAGGGTCTGGGCACTCAGGTAGGCTCTACCATTACCAATAGCATCACCAGCTACAACCTCCTAACCAGCGATGTCAGCGGCGCCGCCGCTACTAGTGGCTCTATCGCCGAGATCGTGAAACAGGTGATTGGACAAGACTCTAGCCGCGCCAACAACGCGGACGGCAGCGAGCGCACCCGCGACCAGCACATCCTGCTGCGTTTCTACCCCGACGATGTGATCTACGTGAACATCAAGGTGAAGACCCCCGCCGTGACTGTAGCTGGACCTCTGGGAGTAACCGCCAATAAACCCGATGCCTCCGTTCTGATGGATCAGCATGAAGTAGAGGGCGGATACACCCTCAAGATCACCCTGGCTTAAACTCCCTAGTGTGATATAATTCTACACAATTCTATATAAGCGTTTACTAAACCCTTATATATTTAGCCATCCCACCCCCTCCCAAACCTCAAGGACCCCCTGTGCCATTCAAGAGCGGCGTCGCAATTCCTTGCACGCGCTTCATTGTCGGCACTGTACCCATCCAAATATAATTTCTATAATAATCATACAAACGAATATTCAAGACCTCTGTAATTTCAATCGAAAAGGAAAAATCCATGCAGTTCAAATCAATGACATCACCATAAGGGTCTACTAATTTCACTTCTAAATATTTCAAATCTACTGGCGATGGAAAGATGATTTCGTTGGATAAGAAGGAAGATCCGTCGTCATAAATAACAGCGTATCTGTCTTCACGAATGATGATTTTTGCCAAGCACTGTAAATAGGTGCCGTATGTCTTTTGTTCTACAGTGTGCAATTCATTGATGCATAAAAACATGTAATTGTTTCCAACGACATCCAAGCACCCTTCGGATGTCAGGGTATAGGTTGTCAGCGTTGGCGGTCCAACAACCTGTTTTTCGTTCGTCACGCGATAAATGGGGCACCGAAACCCAAGATTGTAGCCGAGCCCAAAGGCTGTGTGCCGTTTTTTGAATTTATCAATGGAGGCAAATTCAATAACAAATGGTTTTGCTGACGCTGTTGGAGCCGGATTGGGGACAGTAACAGGGTATGCAGAAAGCCCGTTATTTGTAAATGTGACTTTTGCATTGTTTGTATTGAGGGTCACGGTCATGAATATTCCGTAGGGGTTGCGCAAGGATGTATCTAGTAACCCCTGCAGAGTTGTCATGAGCTCGCTGGAAGTGTAATTGCCAGGTTCTACGACTATATTCACCATGCGAGGAATGCCCGTAATGTCTTGGGTTTTGATTATGAAGGAGTTATTCCAGGTCGTAAAGGTGTAGATCATGTTTGGAATTTCGACGGAGGCAATGCGGAGACGAATGAGGTTTTTGTAAGGATGTGTAAACTTGAATGTAAAATTCGTAGAGGGATCGCTCATATCAGACCGGAAACGTGAGTCTATATTTAAAATGCGTTTGCGCAAATCATTGGAGTTTATAACGTCATTTGCGTTATAATTTTCACCGATCTTGGCGTTGAGCATATTTATATCCTACATTTAACCCCTTTTTAAATTCCTTTATTTCGTCGCCGCCGCCCCCGCTGCCGCCTTCATCTTCGCCTTCCACGCGAGGTATCCGTGGCTCTTTTCCATGAAATAGCTGGATCCGAGTTTTTCAATTGCGAGCTGGACGAGCCGTCTCTCTTCAGGGCTGCATGCGGCTAGGTATTCGGCTGCATCCGCGGGAGGCTGGTGGGGAGGCAGAATCTGACGTTTCGGCTTTTCCATTCAAACAAAATCCTGTGCTGTACCTCTCAATATACTCCAATCCGCGCATCAATTTTATGTCTTCTAGACAGATGATTGATGCCTCAAAAACATCCACCGAATCCTAAAACGCCCGAAGATATGCTCAACTATCTTCAAGCACACGGTATCCCGCTCAATACGTTCAAGAAGGGCGATACAATCCATGTTCACGATAAAATGCAGTCAAACTACTCCTACACTCTCCAAGAATCTCCAGGGACTGGATTTTCAGCTGAATTCCAGCCGTACTTTACACCCGCCGAAATGCTGCGTCTTGGCGTGTTTGGTGGCAAGTATTTGAATGACTGCATGGCTGAATTTCCAGCGGAATGGTTTATAGACGCCATCGCGTTGGAAAAGTTGAGTCCGCAAGGGACGAATATAGAGCTCAACCTCTTTCAAATTGACAGCCGACTCCCCCTCTCAGAATGGCGCAAAAAAGGCTGGGTGCCGTCTAAAGGACATAAAGCGAGTCAGTATCCGACGCTCTCAGACCCTGCTGTAAATAAAGATCCCAGAGGGTGGTTTCAATGGTACTGTAGGTATTGGATGGGGCGTCGCATTCCAGAACTCGATGCTACTCAAATCCAGCGTTGGAAGGCGTTTGCGCGCCATAGCGGCGCGGTCAAGAAAAACTGTAAATCCAGCGATCTTGGATGCAGACCCCGTCAAAGACAAGCCCTTCTGCAATGGGCGTGGAACCCATATCTGTGATCTCATACCACTAAAGTCCAAACCGGTCCACAATATAACGAGTCGCAACAAAAAGAGTCCCACCCCACATTGTATCTGCAATTGCCATTCCTATGTTGTAATCTTTAAAGACCGCCATGAGTGTAAAGTCATATACTGCATAGACTGCAGCCCCCGTTAAGAATGCATCCTTGAGGCTCGTTGTTTTGAGCGCCAAGAATGCGAGAGCGGGATATACGATTATACCCGCCAAGGGACGCATACGGGGCTCGCTTCCTCCTTGTATTTTTCGAACGAGCGCTGAATAATCACCGCCGATAAAGGAGAGCCACGGCAAATCCAAAAGAAAGATGAGTCCTGCGAGTAAAAGTAAACGACCAGACGCGTTCATAGTCTTCTATTACAATGTCTAGAAATAATAAAGCCGCTGAAAGAATGTCCAATGTCGTTCAATTGGAAGCGTTTGAATCCTCTCTGAAAGCCAGACGCATTCGTTGGTTTATTTCTCCACTTCTCCCAACCATCTATCCGCCCGGATTTCAAGAACAGCTCTTTACAGAATCTCCGCCATTTCAAAAGCGCATTCTTCTTACGAGCTCCGCCTCTTCGGAGGCATGGAAAATGACGGACAAGTGGGATATGATTCTTGTTCCGCAGACCCAGATGGATTGGAACCTTGTTTTAACGCTGCTCACGCACCAACCTTCGCCGACGCTTGTGATTGCGACCCCAGAGACGCGCATCCCGTCCCAAATCTTCCAGCGCTGCATGCAGCTTGGCGCCAAGGCTCCAACGTTTATTTGTCTACAAACCTTGTCCCTACCTCTCCTTCCAGCCGCAGTTACGTTCGACGCGACCTTTTTTCCGCCAGCCAAGGACGTGGAAGATGTTTTGATGGAAGCGATGCAAGCTGCTCTCAAAAGCGTCATATCGGATCATAAACTCGGCGACTTTACGGTCAAGGATGCACTGAAAGATTTGAGGGGCGCTGGTGCAACTCTGGTTGTGAGCAGCATTGAAGAAGCCGAGCCAACCTTGTACTGGTATTATGCATCAGAGCAAAAAACCAGAGGAAAGGATCTCTTGACGGCTGTGGTGCAAACACTTTTGCACAGAGGGTAATTGTTCTAGATCTGCTAATTATGTAAAGAGTGTGTATAGATACACTTTACATGGAAGAAGCCAAGCGCCGCATACGCCGCTGGAAAAAACAAAAGAAGCCTAGAAAATGGCTAAATTTATCGGGACTTGGCTTGACAGAGCTACCCCCTATTCCTTCAAAGGTTAAAAAACTAAATTGTAAAGGGAATATGCTTAGTGCATTTTATAATGCATTGCCAAAACAATTAAAACAGCTGCGCTGTGGAAATAATCTATTTCAGAAATTTGATACTTTACCTGTTACACTAAAGGCGCTAAATTGTGCATGGTCTAGAGGTGCGAATGTGCTGGATTCATTACCGGATAGTATTGAATGTATTGTAGCTGAACAATGTGAACGTATTGTATTAATACAAACTCTTCCATCACAATTAAAATATTTGAATCTTTCTTGCGCATATAGTCTAGAAAAAATTTGGATGTTTCCACCAAATTTGGAAGAGTGTACTATAGTTGAAAGTAATCTTGAGCAACTTCCGCCACTTCCTTCTAGATTAAAAAAATTTATATGTGAACAGTCATATATAAAAGTGCTACCACAACTGCCAAACACACTTGAGTATTTAAATATATATGGTAATAATTTACAATCATTCCCCGTTCTTCCAGTAACTTTACGATATTTAGATATAAGATGTAATCCTCAACTTTCTGTTGATGGTAATTGTGAAGATTTCGTTGCACTTGACACATTTTTATATGATCGTGTCGATGATAGTGATGATGTTTTTGTCTTCAAAGGAATAACAGAATAGCCCCTCTTTCTTGTATTTCGTAATGGCGTTTTACTATGCATAAAAATTTTCTATATACCTTTTTCAAAGTTACCTAGAAACCAATTTACAGCAGGTTCTTCACGGCGCCCGCCGCATCGGAGAAGGATTCACTGCCTCCGCGCTTGGCGCCCTTCTTGAACAGCTTGAAGGTGCCTTTCTTGGCGATGTAGCCGAGTTTACGCAGATTCTTGATCGCCTTCTTGCCAGCGGCTTGCTTGCGGCGGCTGACGATGCGTCCGCGCTTGGTCTTGACCAGGTCCTTCTTGAACAGACCACCGGAGGTGTGTTTGGCGGTTCCGTGGAACACTTCAGCCTTGGTGCCGAGCGCCTTGATTTTGGCGCCGCCCATCATGGCGGCATTGTTTTTGCGGGTGCTGCTGCGATTCTTGCGAGAGGCGCGACGAGTAGAAGCCATTCGTTTCTACTGTTGAACGCAGAATATTTTTTTGTTACATCGGGAGCCTTGGAATTTCTCCGTTTTCAATGGCGTTCATAAGTCTACTCATCTCGCCAGCATCGTACACCCCTGCGAAGTGTACCAAAAAGTCCCCAGGCTGCCAGAGTCGGGTTCCTCTATATCCACGCAGGTACGCATTGAATCGCCACGCGTCCATTGTGCACTCAATGTGCTCCATATCTTCGGGTGAACTTGCCATTAAATTACAGACAGCCTTGTTCTCCCACCATTGATGATATAAACAATCCGTTTGATTCCACACTTTTTCAAAAAAAGCAACAGCCCACGCAGAAGGGCGCAAGATCATATTGCCAGTATTGACGTGTTGGCAACTATCATATGTCAACAGTAAATCTTTTCCCGCGGGCAGCAGTGGAATTACGTGCTCTTCTAGTTTAATATCGGGGTTTGTAATGAAAACATCTGCATCAGAAATCCAAATATAATCCCATTTGTCTCCCTCGGATGCGCACTTTCTCCAGACGGGAACTTTGGACCATGCAATGGGTCGGTCGCGATTCCATACTTCCTCGTGGAGTTCGTGATATGTATACCCATGGCGCTCGCAATAAGCTCGCTTGGAGTCTAGAGCTTTCTGGAGACCTTTACGGTAATCAACCCCGATGGCGATGGTGAGGACGAGGATGCGTGAAGGATCTGGCATATTTAATATAACAATACTACTTGCTCTTTATGTTATTCGGGAGCTGCGTATTTTATAACATGTTACATAATGTAATTTAAGACGTGGTATGAATTTATTTTTTTTTATCTTGTTCATTTTTTACGATTCTGTGCAACTATTATCGAATGTATATGTATAGGATGTCGTGGTCACCGCGTGGTGGTGATATTTATGGTGCAGCGACAGGTGACAATTCTGGTATGTATGTATCACTTTCTTCGGATGGAAACATTTTGGCAATAGGTGCACCTTATCATGATGCTGGTGGAGCTAATAGTGTTAATCGTGGTCATGTGCGTGTTTATGCATGGAATGCTTTAACATCTACTTGGGAACAACGAGGGGCTGATATCTATGGTAATTCTGGCGACCAAGCTGGAATGTCTGTATCACTTTCATCAGATGGTTCTATTGTTGCCGTTGGTGCACCATTCCGAGGTGGAAATGTAGGAAGTGCGCGTATATATCAATGGAATGGGAATGCATGGGTGCAGCTTGGGAGTGATATCAACGGTTCAAGTACCATTTATTTTGGCTGGTGCGTATCTCTTTCATCAGACGGACATACTATAGGCATTGGTGCATATTTTAGTAATCCAAATAACATCGGTGCCGGTACTGGTACTGTTGCAATATATAATTGGAATGCAACAGCCTCTACTTGGGAACAACGGGGGTCAAACATAAATGGTCTTGTCGCAGGAGATCAGTTTGGGCGAAGATTATCAATTTCATCCGATGGAAATGTAATAGCAATCGGTGGAGCACAAAATGATGGAGGCACTGGAACTACAACGGATAATCGAGGTCATGTGCGCGTATTTGTGTGGAATGCAGCAACATCTACATGGGACCAGCGTGGTAGCAATATTGTGGGTAAAAAGGCGGGAGATCAATTTGGCTGGAGTGTATCTCTTTCATCTGATGGTTTACTTTTTGCAGCGGGTAGTCTTGAAGGAGGTACTACAAGTGCCAATGGACAAGTTAGTATTTATATATGGAATGCTTCTACATCCACCTGGGATCAGCGTGGGTCTGACATTAATGGCGAAGCCGTAGCTGATCAGTTTGGGTATAGCGTATCGCTATCATCTGACGGTACTATTCTTGCAGTTGGTGCTACAGGCAATGATTTAAGTGGTAGTAATTCTGGTCGTACATATATATATACATGGAATGGAACCAATTGGGTTTATAAAGGTGACCCTATTGGTGGTAAAAGTCCGAATGATGGTAGTGGACGTAGTGTATCACTTTCTTCAAATGGAGATATTTTAGCAATTGGTGCAATTGGTAATGATGGAACTACTCTGGTTAATACTGATAATCGCGGGCATGTTCGTGTCTATAGATATCCGGTCCCATATACACCCACGGACCTATCTGGAACTCCAGGAAATCAAACTGCCCAAATTTCCTTCACAGTAGGTGACAATGGAGGATCCGTCATCACCAACTATATGTACTCTACAGATGGTGGAGTCACGTTTACAGCCTTCAGCCCTGCACAAACAACCAGTCCTGTGACAATTACAGGACTAACTAATGGAACACCATATAACATTCAACTAAAAGCGGTCAATGCAAATGGATCCAGCACAGCCTCTGCAACTGTCGCAGTGACTCCAGCTGCTCCCGCCCCTTCTGGTGGCGGTGGCGGTGGATCATCTGGAGGGGGCGGTGGAGGTGGAGGCATCCCCTGCATCCCCGCGGGTCAACGCATCCTCACCCCTCAAGGCTACAAACCCGTTGAGACTCTGAAACAAGGGGACCTCATCCAAACCTCTGATGGACGCGCTGTCCCTGTGCATTTATACAGCACAACCATAGAGAAGACAACTGAGGAAACTGCTCCTATTCGTATCGGCACCTCTCTCCTCTTGTCTCCCATGCACGCTTTCAAAGTCAATAAGCGCGGCTGGATGATTCCTAAACTCGCGGTTCTCAAGAATCTCTATGATGCCAAACAGGAACCTCTAGGCGAAACCATCACGTATTACCACGTAGAAACAGCCAACTATCTTCGCGACAATCTAGTCGTCGAGGGAACTGTTGTTGAAGGATACGGCAAAACCTTTGCAAAGACACACAATCTGAGTGTGAAAGACATTTACAAACGCTCTAAGAATGGACCTTGGCTTGAGCGTATCGGCTCAGTGCCCCCCCCCTCAAAGGCAAAAAATTGAACGCCCACCCAACCGCCATCTAAAGTATACCGAGTGCTCTCTCAACTATGGTTCTAGAGTATTTTAAGAATGCAAGTGGCGAGTTTCTTTGCCAGCACTGTCAATTCACAGCCCGCAATCAGTCTACAATGCACTATCATCTGAAGAAACATGAAGGCGCGCTTCCACACCCATGTAAGCACTGCGACGCGCGTTTCCTGCAAAAAAGCCTTCTAGATATGCATATCAAGTCTCGCCATTCAGAGACGCTTGAAGAAAAACTAACCTTCAAGTGTCCCTGTGAGGGATGCGCATATGAAGATATTCGTAAAGGTAATCGTCTGATTCATTTTGTCCGCGTGCATTTGAAAGATCTTACAGATTCTCTCAAATGCAATCCTACTGACGATAGCCACGCAGCCAGCTGCAAGGCGTGTCAACAAACCTTCAAAAGCCTCACGCAATTCTATTATCATGCTTCAAAGTGCGTAGCGCCCTCTAAAGCACATCCAATGTACACTGTTTGGAATCAACTCAAAGCCACGTAAGTATAAGCCCATCTCCACACCCCACCTACAAGAAATCGTAATGCGCCGCAAATTCGTACATGTGGTATCCAAGCGCAGCAAAGGCAGTCAAGAGTAAAAGTTCATAACAAGAACGAGGAGTGTCTTTTTTCTTTGCGCCAATGTATAATAACAAGGGACCAATCCACAGAGCGTGGATTAAATTCACCCACACGTAGGATGAATGCGATGCAAGACGAATCCATGATTTATATCCATGATATAACGTGACTAGAATGCCCAAAGCCAGCAGAACCATATACACGCCTTCAGGGGCATTTCCACGGCTCACACCAATCCAGATTAAAAAGGGTGCAACGATCATAATGTGAAACAAATTGATCATCACGCGCAGATCCATTGTAAAATTGCTATCTCTACCTCTACTAGAGAGATTTCACCCCAAACTAAATGGCAACCTATCATATTTTCACGGACGGTGCATGTCCAAGCAATGGAAAACAAGTTGCCAAAGCCGCTTATGCAGTAGTTTTGTGGAACTTGCCAGATTATACCGAGCCCCTCGGGATCGCAGAACCCGTCCCGCCATCAGAACCCCAGACAAATCAAAGGGCTGAACTCCGAGGAATGGCGCGCGCATTCCAAGAAATCCAAGAGCGCGGTCTCAAAGGTGTCGTAGTCATTTATACAGACTCTGAATATGTGCGCAAATGTATCACAGAATGGGGACCACAATGGAAAGCGCGGGGGTGGAAGCGAGCCCAGAATGCCAAAAAGCCTCTGGAACATCTAGATCTTCTCAAGCCAATGATTGATTATTATGAAACCTCACAATACTTTATCAGGATTCAACATATACGGGCGCATACAAAGCGCAACGATTTCCCCTATTGTGGAAACAATATGGCGGACGCGCTCGCGGTGTCTGCAATTGGTCATTAATCTAACTACAATTAGTTGCGTTTGTGTCTGTGGCTGTGTTTGCGGCTGCGACTAGTCTTGCGTTTCTTATGAGCCTTGCGTGTTTTACGGCTGTGGCGGCTACGACGACCACCATGTGCTGGACCAAGCGCAGCTGGTTGATTAGGGGCGTAAGCTTCAATAATATGTAAAGCCTCATTTACAATACTATTTTCAAGTCCATTTGCATTATGAGGATACCTCCAACCAAGATACATATCAAGATCAACTTTCCAATGCTCAAAATATTCATCTTTTGGCATTATTCCATGATTGCCAGCATCAATCTCTTGTACATTGTTAAATAAGGGTAGCGTATTTTGTAAACTATTTATTAACTGTCCTCTCATATTTGGATCTTGCCCATACATATCGTTATCTTTTATATCGCGTATTAACTTGACCATCCGGGAATCAAGCGTTTCTTCTTCATTTATATTCATAGCATTTCCGTTCATTTTTCTCTCTAATACCAATACAGTAATTTATTGCGCCCGCACTCATATTTGAGGAGCACAGATTTCCCCTATTGTGGAAATACTATGGCAGATGCTTTATCGGCGGCGGCAATTGCACATTAAACGGTCATGCGTATATGATATAAATAGGATAATACTATTTTAAGAACTTTGGGTTCAAGCGGGCAGGGAATGCTATGAAAAGAGTCTGATTCTGTAGATGTAATATAAAGCCCTTTTTGAAGTCTATATCCAACGACAACAATTGTGTTTGTATCAAAATGGATTGATAATTGATTAGAAAGATATAGCGTGCCAGCAGAAAGGTTTCCATCAAGGTAGTTTTTCAGAGCTGAATAGTCGATATCATCTTCACGATCAAATATAATTGTTAAATAGTCTGAAAACATGAGTGATCGAAATGCAGTATTGGAAATACCGTACATGGGGGTCTTATCTTAATTTGTCTAAATTTTTTAGACTCTTATTTGAGGACACTGTTTCTGCGAAAGCGCATTCTTACTTAAGAATACTGAATTGATTTCTAGTGTACAAAATATAGGGCAGCGCGTACGCCACTAGAGATCCAAAGGCAGCCACCGCATGCATGGGTTGTTGCTTCAAGATCACAGCACCAGCCACACTGGCGATGCACATGAGAGCATCTCCAAAGAGGATCTTAGCCCCACCGCTGTCAGCATAGTCTTTAAAGACATCCATCATGACATTGTGACCACGAGGAATTTGTTTAATAATACCAAAATAAAAGGCGAGGTCATGGACGAGTTGAGTTCCTACCAGAGTCCCTGTAAACCAAATAGGGGACCATTTTCCTTCTGCAAATTTGTCTTTGATGTATCCCGTGTAAATGTACCGGGCGATCAAGAATCCAATGAAAATGATTCCAACATCGGCAATGACTGCATTGAGGCTGAACATGTCGTACCAGCGATTGAGGCTTTGTCCAAATATTTCTGGAAAGAAGCGAGTCAGAAAAATGACAGCCACATCAACAGCCAATACGGCTAAGAAAATGTAGAGTAAATCCTTCATATTTTTGTAATTTCCAATGTCGTTTTTGCGCACAGACATCATATCTGCATAGTCATCTAATGCAATATCTTCTTGCGGTCCCTGTTTGACTGCTGTGCCGCCTCCTCCTCCTGTTGCCCCCCCACCACCCTGTGCGGGAGGTTTATGCATGGGCATCATTTCAGGAGCTTCAGGTTGCCGACTTTGGACGGCGGGAGCATCGCGGCGCTCAAATCCAGCGGGAGGACCAATATCATTAACAGACACATATCCCATGCTATCGTAGGCTGTAAAGGGTAGAATATCAGACTGCATTGTTCTATATAGTAATCACGTTTCTTCATATCTATAAATTTAGATCCCGATATATAGAATATGGCATCAAATACTATAGAACATGTTCAATTTCAAACACCCCATTATACATTTATGGTTGAAAAAACATTGCGTGTAAATCAACAAAACACTCCTATAAGCTGGCATTATTTGGTTGGCGACAAGAGTCGCCCTTGTCTTTCTTTATTTTTCTATTGCGAAACTGCTATTTCAACACTACCTCGGCAGTTCATATCTACAGCAAATTTAAGCAATATAGAGGCTCTGGATACATGTATAGAGTCAAGTGTTTCCAAACACGGTAATGCAGCCGCATCCTTTGGATATGAACTTTTAAATGCAATAGTAAAGCATCTACGAGAACATTTTCCATATATTAAGCAAATGAAATTATCAGATGCAAGTTACATTCCATGTGATATACGTACAAATGATACAGTAGATTTGCTTTCGTATTCTATTGCACATTATGGAAAAACATGGTATGAACGATACTTTCAAGCATATACATTACCATCTTCATCCTATTCTACCTATCGTAAAAAGGTAGATACATACATGTCTCCTGAATTTAAAGGTGGTATTGAATGGAATACATTTTATACGCTTTATCTTATGGCATGTACCCCATATGCATATGATTTTATTCAGAGTCATATAGAGCAAATACAAGCACTCTATAGTGTGAGTAGTACATTTCCAAAGTTTTTTATTTCCTTGACAGCAATGCTTCCTAAACAACAAAAGTGTAAATTCTATAAATTTTGGCTGGAACAGTTTATTTCTTCAAAAGTTGGATATTCACGCGAGTGGATACTTCCTGTCCAACAGACTGGGGGGAAGCGCACCCGTAAAGCGCGACGTGTTTGAAATCCTCTAACTTATGAAATCCGTTTTAAACACAAAGCAGCATGTTCTAAAGCCCCTTCAACCCAAGCTTGTCGCACACTCCAACTTTCTCCACAGAGCCATACAGTAGGAAATGCAGTAGGAAGAGGATGGCATGCTGCGACCGATTCTTTATGAGGGTCATAAGATCCAGGAAGCCAGTAGGTCGTACCCGTTTCCCACGGATGGGAGCGAAAAAACAGCGGATCAGGAATTTGCAAGGAGGGAAAGAGCCGTCTCACATCTTTCATCACAACTTTTTCTAAAGCCTTGTCACCGCCCTTTTTCTGTATGCGCATATAGTCAGCTGTATCATCTGCATCTGTATAACTGATCATGATGACACCTTTTTCAGCATCAATAGGAAGAATATAACGAGGTCGTTCAGGAGTCACAATACGAGAAAATCCAGCAAACCAAGCCTTTCCAGCAGTCAATGGAAATACAGCGTATATACGCAACAGGGGTTCAGTTTTCAGCAAACTTAGTGTTTTCCAGCGATCAAATGGAGGCAGCTCCGCAACAGCATCTTTATGAAGAGCCAACACAACCCCCTTTTCAGCACGGAGCCATATTTTCCCACTTGCAGATTTATCTTCAGGATATCCAAATGCAAACTCTAGATCAACTGCTTTTCCAGAACCTTTAGTAAAATTCAGCAATCTATGGCGATTTAAAATGACAGCACCTCGCCTTTCAATGTCGGCTCTCATACGAGCCACAAGTTCACTGAATCCCTCTTTGACAACTCCATATCCTTTGTGACTAGACATTTCACCATGAGGTCCATTGACCGAGTGGTAGGCAGAAGGCTCCCCATCACCTAAAAATCCAGCAAGAGCTAGATCTGCTCGTAAGGTTATGACTTCAGCCCTGTAGGGAAAGGGTGCAAGAATTTCAGCTGTTTTTTCAACACCGTACACTTTTTTCAGCAACCCTTCCAAGGTATGGTTGGCAAGTATGCTGTATTCTAACGATGCAAGTGGCTGAAAATACAGCGGAATATAGAGCTCCTCAAATATATCGGTTTCCAGTCCCAACCCGGGTTCCCGCTGAAAAGTTATGCTCGCTGAAATTGGCACCCATGTTAATCCATATTCTTTCAAAAGTCCCATGACCATTGTATGATCTTTACGGACTCGTCCCGCCCCCATTTCCCAACCCACTCCTGGAAATCCAGGGGGGGTGTAAGAATAGGTGCGCCCGCCTAACCCTTTATAGCGCTCAGCCAGTGCAATACGCCACCCAGGATGTTTTTTCAGCAACTCACGAACACAAAAAAGACCGCTTATTCCAGCTCCCACAACAATCATATCATACTGTGGGCATGCATTGCCTTGCTCACAGAATGGAAGAATCGCTTCCATCTCCTAATTAGAGATTTCACTTCTAAATATCTATCGGCGCACCGTTCTTATTGAGCCAATTTAACACGTGCGCCACAGATCCAGCTCCCACCATGCGGTCCACAAAGACCCCATCCTTAATGATCACAAAGGCTGGGACGCCGCTACAGCCAGCATAACCGAGTGATGTTTCATTTTCATCTATGTCAACGGCGTACCATACGACATCGGGTGTTGCATCCACGATTAGCTTTTTATCTAAACGTTGGCACGGTCCACACCATACCGCGGAAAAGCACACAACAACCCATTTACTGTAATTGCCTCCAATAAACCCTTCTTCAGTGGGGCGGCGGGGGCGAAAGAGTTGTTCAAAGTTCATGTGATTGGGGAGGGGAATCATTCCGTTCTTGTCTCTTTGAAGCGTCGTCATTGCTGGCTCTATTCAGAAAGGGAAACGAAATGTTTAGACGCTTCGCCGCAAAGTATGCGCCGCCCGCCATGACGGCTGTAAGAACAACACCCACCGTCGTGATATTTAAAAGCTTATCATCGCCGTTACCCCCACCTTTCATAAGACTTTGGGCGGCTGCAGCACCAACAGCTGCACCCACAGTCCCTGAAATAGAATCGGGTGTCGGTAATCCTGAAACCGCATGTTTAGCCAATTCAGCGGGATCTGTAAATTTTTGCAATTGACCCGTCACATTTGTAGCAACTTTACCGACTTCTGCAACGGCTAAGGGTACTTGTTGGAGTAAAGCCGACCCTGTCTTTACAGTTGTAATTGCAGGTTCTCGCGCAGCTTCAACAATCCCTCTAGCTGTATTTGCACTAACTTTGACAGTTTTAGCTGCAGCTTCTACAGCCGGTGCAACGGACGGGAATACGACGCCGACTGCACTCTGAATGATAGGAGCCGCCACACCGAGCAAAGAGCTCACGAAGCTCCCCTCTTTGGATGCAACTGGAACATCACTGGGTCCAAGAACACTATGTCCCTTTTTGTCCATAAACCAGCTAAAAGGGAAACTGCGATCCACACCCTCTTTAAAGAGCCCGCCAGGATCCCCGTAGGCTCTATAAATAGCAGTTCCCATAGACACTAAAATCACAGGCCAAGTGATGAAAAACAGCATATTTGTCGCAAATTTAACCATCGCCCCATTTGCATCGCCAGCCACCAGACTATCTAGACCAAATGGCAGCCACACAAGAGCCAAATATAAAAGGTATCGCCAAGGACTGCGTGAAGGAGTTGCTCCAGGTTGAGAGTCTACAAACATTCCAGCGCCAATGCCTAATGAACCAACAAGCGGGGCAGACAATCCATGTTCCATCACGGTTTCTTTTTCGCCTAAAATCTGCAGCAAATCATAGAAATACCACAATCCCAGACCAAGTATATTTACAACCAGTTTCGCAATACCGGTCAATGGGCTTCGTAATAAGAAATGATCACCTCCAAAAAATCCAAAAAATATCGTCGCAACTATAAGCATCCAATACGAATACCCAGGTCCACCCCAGAAGGATTTTCGTGTATATGCAAATGTGTCTGAAATGCCCATGGCAGTCTCTCCTGTTAGAGCATTTGAGACTAAACAGAGAAGAGTAGACCCGCGTAACCGTCAATCACGCGCAAGACATTATAATTTACAGCATATACATACGCGGACATATCACCAAATGTGGTGCTTGTGCAATAGGAAGTTCCCTGTTCCTGTAGCCCCAGTTGTAAGACAATCTTGTCTATGCGGCTAGCGTTCAAAGTGCCGCTAGGCTGCTGTTCTTCGGGGCGCAATGCAAAGCTATATACATAAATGTAGCGGTCGGAAGGAATAGTTGTGTGGCGTTGATAAGGCTGCACCAATCTGAAAAACCGAGGATCGCGGGCGTCAAAACGGTCCTGCCCATCTAGCTGAAACTTAGCGTCAATCATCAAGTCCGTTCGTTTCGGCGGCACGGGAAGACCATTTTGGACAGATTTGAAAATCTCGTAGAATCCGAGACTGCTCCAGTTGAAATATTCATGGCGATTCTGCATTATATTTCGCTGTAACACCCAGATGAATTCCTTGATGGGGTGGTTGAAGTTTATGTCCAGCGTGGCTTGACGTGAATTGGCTGGAATAGCTAACGGTGGTGTGTATTGTGTTTGTTCAATCAGGTACTCTAGGGGCGCGCTCACAAAACGGCGTCGCTCAGGGACGTCCAAATACACGTAATCTCCCCAGAGTTCAATTCCGAGCTGTGCTGGCTTGATGGATAACCCCGCATTGCATACAGTTACAGAACCCGATTTCTCGGGATTGTACAAGGCAGAACAATAGAACATGTTTTGCAGGGGTGCGAGGGTTACGTTGATGCGGACAGGGTGATATTGCATCGCCAAGAGGGGCAAGTAGAGTCCGGGGTTTTTATTGAACCAGAAGCGTAAAGGGACATAGAGCACGAGGGGACCCATGATGGGATCATCGTACTCTCGTGGAAACGGCTGTTGATAGTTGGCACTGTCATAGGGCGAAGAACCTGAAAACCCCTCGGTATACGTGGGATTTCCGCCGCCATCTGGAGTGTAATAGGGTTTGACGCGATAGAGATCAGGGCGTATATAGGTCCCGCTTATATCAACCATAGAGCTCCCATTTTCGCGGCTGAACACTGCAGGGTTGAGCGTAGGGTTTGCACCAGATACGTCCCATGCATTGTGGCTGATGTCAATCAGGGGATACCCAGGGCGTTGACCGACCATTTGTTCAAATCCAGCTTTTTGGCTGGCGTCTGTAGTCAGCGAAGACCAGATTTCCATAAATTGTCCGGTCTGTTTATCAATTTCCTGTTCGCCAATTTGGATGCTTATTTCCTGAATTAGGGCGTGTCCAGGACTGTTGACATATCCAACTGGCGCACCGCTATCTGCAAAATACAGTTGCGGCAGCGTGATTTTAAGAAACATGGGTCCGAGCAGGTCGCCATTGCGGGGAACAAGGCATGTGAGCTTTTGTCCAAAATTGGGCGACCCGTCAAAGTACATGCGCTGCGACTCAATGGCAAAGTTTGTGTGACGCCTATAGACAAATTTGAAGTAGGTCGTGGAGGGATTTCCTGTTAAGAATACATCCTGTTTTCCTTGTGCTACAATCTGTAATAGACCACCGCCTTGGGTCATCTTCCTGTTTTAGAGCATGGACTTTAGGACGTATCTTATGCGCACGCAGTCGCGCAGAACCAAAAGAATTGGGTCTAAATAGCTTTGCTTGCAATGGTTAGAAAGAATGTCCTCCGGGTCGTTTGAAATACATACCTATTCTTGGCAAACTAGTCTGCCAGTACAACCCTGTGCAGGAGGGTATTCACAAGGTACAATGTTTGCTGTAGGAGATTGCGCGGTTTTACAACCCTATAGCTTCCTAGACTATCAAAGCTCCGTGGGAATTCCAAATACGATTGATCTTTCTAACTATTTTGCAAGTACAATTGCGGTGAGCACAAATGTAAGATATTTAAGTACACAATCTCAAATTAGTTCTCTATATGCACTACCCAAACAAATAGTATCTACAATTCCTCTTACACGATGGATAAGTGCATCTACAGAAAGAACGTATCCATTCACATTTGAGTCTACAATTAGGCTTCTTGATACTGCTGTAAATAGCAACATAATTCAATCAAATACATATACATTTGTAAGTTCTGGGTTTTT